TCTCACGAAATCATGTATCAGGAAAGATTCCCAGAAGCACCAGAAACAAAGTGTTACGTTTTATAAGTACCCCAAAGGGTACTTGTTGGTTCCACACAACAGGATTCCCTTTAAAGATACAAATGGGGCATTTATAAAGAATGTGGACGGACGTTCACGTTTTATATAACCTTACTATGGGTGTGGGAGTGTTACTTAGGAGACCCTTCGTAACAGTTTCACACTTCAGTACGAACCTTCATTATGTGACAGGCGAGGCAAAATGTAATCTAGGGTGTACGATGTACCCTTTGGGGTACTTTGGCGCGGGGTTCACTCAAGAAAAGCCAGCGCGGAGCGGGTTAGTGCAACGGTTGCGGAATTTGAGACTCTTGTAAAGTATATATTTTATATATAATTGTATAATTTACAGGTGTTTTATGGGCTGAATCAAGGTGTGGCGGGTCAAGATGGGAACAAAACCACTTGAGAGGTGAATGCACACTATTTGAAATCTGTCAAGAAGAATAGAATTATATTTCTATGTATTCCTCTATAACGTTTTGACAGGGGTCTCCCCTACTTTTGTAGGAAAAGTGGGAAAATGGCTGCAAGCCGCACCACCACTGGATAGTTGTTTTTAAGCAACAAATGTGGTTTTCGCAGAGTGGGTGTCAGAATCAAAAAGGGAGCCTATGACAGACCTTTACTTTATAAAAAAAAAAATAATTATATTTATATATATATAATATAACCCCCTTTTTCCGCACTCCCTGCCCACCAGTCGTGTTCAGTAAAGTTGCAATTAAATAGGGGGAGACCCCTGTCAGAAAATTATATTAAAAATATTGTTTTGTAAAATATATAAAACTTGACAGATGTAACTCAAGTGTGTGCAAGTTGTCTGCTATTCTTGATAGCACTGATGAGCCTGTCGTCTAAGGCGAAACAACTCATAGGGCATAGGATTAACTTAATCCTCCCCACTCACAAGGTCATAGGGCATAGGATTAACTTAATCCTCCCTCACCATGTACCCCAAAGGGTACTTTGAACCATCTAATAGGACATACACATGAACCGCCCAATGTACGCAATACTCCAATCCGTTACAGCTTTCCTCACGAGCCATGCAAAAGGGTCTGCATCCAACAACCCAGCGTGTGAGGCTTAAAATGTTAATAAACGGTCTTTTAGCAGTAGTCTTCTCTTTGTCCTTGGTATCCTTGATATGTCTTCTTGCTTGGAGAAGTATTCATGGATGATTTACACATCATGCTTCACGAATCCTTGCAAGAGCTTTTAATCCTCCTTGAACTCTTAACCATTGATTAAGTTTCATTTGATAAAATCCATTCAACTCAACAGATGGAAAAACAATGAAATATCTAATTCTTCTCCTTGCGTCAATGAATATACACGCCGCCACCGCTCAACAAACGTGTTTGGCATCCGTAATATGGCATGAGAGCCGTTCACAGCCTGTTTCAGCTCAACTTGATATAGTGACGGCTGTAACTTTGAATCGTGCCTCAGACAGGCTTGTAGACGGTCATTCTCGGTCAGGCAGTAGAGTTAATCCGAAGTTACTTAATGTATGTAAAGTAATTCATGAGAGGGGACAGTATCAGTGGGTGAAGCGTCAGCCACTTGTACCGCATAAGGATATGGAATCGTGGGAGCAATCCTTGAAGTTGGCAGGAGAAATACTTCGCCAGAGGTATTATGTAGTTGGGAGCAGGAGATATTTTAATAACAGGACGTTAGGTATTTTACACAAGACAAACACAAAGCCATTGGCGATAGCGTCAATGGTGGCTTATTAAGCCAAGCCCTCAGCGAGCAGGTAGGGTATCATTGAAAAACGGCTCGCAGTATGTTGCCAGTAATTCCTTGGATGTGCATACCGTGTGATGGATATACGACTGAATGGGTGGAAGTATAGAATTTGCATGACTTGAAATTTCAGGGTAATACGGTTGGATTATATGACTGTATTGCCGTGCCATTTTGGTACGCTTAAATAATTGGAGTTAGTCATGAGAAAAGAAACATTTGAAGCACAAATAATTCATGTTGGGTTATCAACATTTTTCAACAACGCGAGAAGTGTTGAAGGAATGCGAGTTGGAGAGGTGACTGCTTATTTGAACAAGTGGTATGACCATCACTTGCCAGACAGAAGTGAAGCGGAAAGATTTGAGTCATTGGTTGGGTACATTCTCCGATAGGGTTTAGGATTTAGTTCATGTGACAGGTGAACTACGTCCTACGTCCTGTAGGAAGTACCCTTTGGGGTACATTGATTATTATTTGGAGTTAAAGATGACGTTACGAAGAATGAGTGAAACAGTGAAAGGCATTGTGTATTTCAGTGCTGATAAGTGTGTAGACGGTGGGATTATCTATCGTGGTTATTTGTCACTAAAGACGAATATTGGAAGTTTTACCATGCAAAGTAAGGTTTTCAGGTCTTTCCTTGACTGCTCAAGTCATGTTGAGGAATTGAAGTTTGATTTATTAAATTATGATAATGACGCGCAGTCGTATTTACGAATGTTTGTGTAACTTGGAGAATAAAATGATTACTTTGGGGCAGGTAGTATTGACATGTGGCGTTGACGCTATGGGATTTGAGTATTCTGAGTTGTTACATTTGTTGTCCCGCCATGTGAATGGTGATTGGGGAGCTGTGTGCGAAGAGGATGCACAGACGAATGACGATGCAGTTGAGCATGGAGACAGGGTAATGTCGGTGTACATTCATAAAGGGGTTCGCTTGTGGGTAATCACGGAATGGGACAGAAGTGTCACCACGATTTTATTACCACAGGAGTATTGAAATGATTAAAGTAGAAATGAACGATGGCAGTATCCATTTGATTAACCCTGCACATATAGTTAGGGTTACGAATGATGGAAGGACAATGGACATCTTTTGTGTGAACACGAGTTTCTTTTTCAAGTTGACGGAAGAGGATTGGGGTAACGGGTTGAGTCCTGCTCGATGGAATTTATTGTGGGAAGAGTTGAGTAAATAGGGTTTAGATTCTAGTTCATGTGACAGGTGAACTACGACCTACATCCTGTAGGAAGTACCCTTTGGGGTACATTGATTATTATTTGGAGTTAGAAATGATTAACATAGAAAAATTAACCCGATTAGGTTACATGACTTTGATTGAAGATGAAGACTTGGGTGTAATTCATGAGTTTGTTGCGCCCTTGTGGTTGTTGCACCAATCGAAGTGGGAAGGACACATCACTGATTTGCGTGGTGTGTTACCTGATGGTAAAACGGGTATTGATTGGGAAGATGAGAAGTACGACTTGACAGAGAATAATTGGGTTCAGTTAATTAAGACACCAACGTTGACGATGCCTTGTAATAGAACGAGGGTAGCGAATTTGCTTGATTACCTTGCATTTGAGGGGGAGGATTTTGAGCAGAATCCGACAACAAATCACATTTGGAATAGTATTCAAATTGTGAGGCACATTTGGAATGTGCAGTGGCAGAGCGAGTTTGTGAGAACACATTTGGGAATTGTGCTTGAGTATTTGATTCAGTACGAGAAGGGTTCTGAGTCTGAAATTCTTGCTCAAGCGATTGAGTTGCGTGATGAGTATGGATTTGATGAGTAGATAGGTTCTAGGGCATACGAACAAGTTTTGTGTGCCTTACTGCCTAGCAATTCTGTTAGGAAGTACCCCAAAGGGTACTTTGATTATTTGGAGTTAGAAATGATTAAGTTATCTGATTATGTAGAATTAAATATGTTTGACCATACGCAGTACAAAGTTATTGCGTTGCCTATTCTCTTAGTGGTAGGGGAACGGGAAATTATTGGTGAGTATCGTCACCATCTTCTTTTCGATGTGATTTCTTCAAAAAGCGAATTAGAGTCAGCTGGGTATTGCACGAAAGTTAAGTACAAAGGGTTGTTCCCGTTTCGTTTTGGGAATTACCTTGTATCAAACAAGACGCTGCTTTGCAGAGCTGAAGGCTCTGACAAGTGGATAAAGATTGACGTTGAATGGAGTATAAAATGAGTATCGAACCAATTTCTGTATCGCAACAGAGTAAAATTGCGAAAAACGTGATTGCGGCTTGCAAGGACATCAGTAAACTGAACAAGACGGGTTACAACTTTGTGTATCTTTGCCCTGGGTTCATAGCCCACTATAACCTGCATGGTTTCATTGATTATTACTCTGAGAATAGTCTTGCTGAGGACATACTTCGTAATCGTTCAATCAACATGTGGGGCAATTTCGCTCCACATGAGCAGAATTACGAGTATTACATGAGCAAAAAAGCTGTGTACATGCAAATCTTGGAGGCATTATGAGTAATTACGGATTAACCCAACAACCTAGTGTGTTGGAGTTGGAAGCTCGTATGCTCGAAATTGAGCTTGAAAAGGCATTGTTAATGGTTGAGTTATTGACTAAGAAATTGGCAATCACTCGTGTACAGATTGGAATGGAGAATAAGTTATGAGTTTTGAAGACGCGCAGTTCATTTACGACAACATGTCTGAGCCTGACTATCCAGACGAAGACGAAGTTGAACAGGATTATGAGCCTGACCTCGAAGAAGAAGAATTTGATTTAGACGCTGAGTGCGTTTGGGACATTTAACTAAGAAGGGCGTAGGTACGAACTACGCCCTAACCACAAATTAACAGGAGTAATATCATGGCAGTAAAAAATTATAGAGGAATTCAAGCGGCATCGCCATACAATGGTGAAGAGTTCATTGAACTATTCAAGATGTATGGCAACGCGAAGGTAGGATTTCCTGCCATCGAAATCGGGTATTTCCCGCTCAACTTTTTTGAAGAAGATGCGGATGTTGCTGTATGCTATGACTGTAAGCATCGTAAAACCTCGTGTTATGTTGATAAACGTGGTTTGATTGCGATGTTCAAAAGTTTTATAACAGGGACGAATTACGTTGAGCAAGTAAAGATGCGTCATTTCAAAAACCGCTTTGTGCGGTTTGGGTTATGGGGAGACCCTGTGGTTGTGGGATATGAGCGATGCGATGAAATTCGGAACGCTGCAACGGGTCATGCGGGATATACGCATCAGTGGAGGACGTGTGACCAGCGTTTCTCAAAACTGATACAAGCATCAGCCGACACTGAGAAAGAGGCGTTAGAAGCCCAGCAGATGGGTTGGAAGACGTTTCGTGTGAAGTTACCAGCCATGGCAGTCATGGTAGGTGAAGTGGTGTGTCCGAATCAGAAGGACAAAGAAATCAACTGCATCACCTGTGGTATATGTGATGGAGTCACGGCGAATGTTGTGATTGATGTGCATGGGTTAGAACACAAGCAGATTAAGTTTGAGAAGATTCAGGCTGATTTAATGGGGGTGGAAAATGTACACGATATTGGTTAGGTTTAACTTATCGAAGGTTGATGGTAAGCACAAGATGATTCAGGTCAAGGATACGGTGACGGGTCTTGTTGAGCATCATGACCCTGCTAAAGTGCAGGTGAAGTTGACGAATTGCAGGTTGGTTAATCGTAGGGGTGGAGCTAGAAAGATTTACGAAGGCGCGAACAAGAGTGTTGTGGCTTGGATTGCGTGCAGTAAGATTGAGATTTTAGAGCACCCTGTAGTACCTAGTAACAGACCTGTCAAGTACAACCCGAAGGACTATCCGAATTGGACTGATTATGCTAATCAGAACATTGATGGTCATATTTTCAAGAGCCTAGTATCGCTAGGAAACAAATTTTTCGTAGGAGCATAAGATGAGCAAAGTATATTTAGGTGTGAGTGAATACACAAATCTTCCAGAATACGTGTTAGAAGTAATCAAGCGGACAGCATCATATGTAGTTGACAAGCCAAAGGGCAGAATCTTTGTCTGGACTGAAACGGCGTGGTACGCCATGAGTTATGACGATATGTCTGAGATACATGAGTACATATACGACTTAGCATATTCTGAATACAAGTACGCCAATTTAATAAATGGCGATTCTTTTGAAATCAAAGGATGCGCTGACCTGTTTAATGTAACTGCTCAGGTAGAATTATCATGCTAAAAGTTAATAACGAGTTAGACCCATCGGGTACATCAAAGCAAGGTGTTTTGCATGCTTCATTCTTGGACATAGTCAATCATTTTGGTTATCCAGAAATAATAGGAGAAGATGGTGACAAGTCCCGTGTGGAGTGGGTTCTTCAGGATGATAACCGAGTCATCACCATTTACGACTGGAAAGAAATAGTCGAAATAGAAGATGTCACAAGCTGGAGTGTTGGAGGGAAAAGTACCCGTGATTGGACGAGTGTAGCGTTATTGATTAAAGGGGAAAAGTCATGAGAACGCATTTAATCTCCCAAACAGTTGGGGAATCAAAAGACCCGATCAGTACAAAGTTCTACGCTGTAGTCATTATTGATGGGTTACGTCACATCATTACGAATAACGGTAAGATGTACGCTTCAAAGACGACTATTAAAAAGTGGATTAAAGAACACAGGGCTGTTTTTAAACATGAAGAATATGAGTGCCTTTCATCTTAAAGTTTAGAGTTTAGAGTTTAGAGTTTAGTCCCTGTGACAGGGGGACTACGCCCTACATTCTGTAGGAAGTACCCCAAAGGGTACTTTAAATTTAAATTGGAGTTATATCATGGCTAATTGGTACGGTGCGGCAAGAAGTAATTATGTTTCAATCACAGACGTTGAAGCAGTGGAAGCGATTGTTTCGCCTTTTGGTATTGAGATGAGTCAAGGCGAAAATGATAAATGGGCGTTCTTTCCATCAAACGACACGGATGGTGATTTCAACTACAGCACGGAAGATGAGGATGGTGACGAGATTGAGTTTGCTTGGGACGAAGTGATGGCGTATGTTCCTGAAGGGGAAGTTCTTGTTGTAATGTGTAGTGGGGCGGAGAAACTTCGGTTTATAACTGGGGAGGCTTTTGCAATTTGCAGGAAGGGTGCTGAGGTCAACTACACATGCCTTCGTTTGTATGACATTTACAAACAAGCTGCAACTAATTTCAATGTTGACATACAAACAATCAGCGTAGCGGAGTATTGAGATGAAAAAACTATTAAACTTTTTGGTGGCGATGGAAATCCTAGCCACAGCGCATGATGAAGCACTTGTTGACCTAAGATTCGAGCCTAACCACAACGAGTATTTCGTTGAGGCTTTTGATGGTGAAGTATGGTGGGAAATCACCAACATATGGGCAGATTTCACGGATGGGGATGACAACCAGTATTTTGCTTGGTGTTCAGATGCTGATGGCGAATTTGTGAAAGACATCCTTGTAATCCCAAACACATTGCGTGTAAGGGATTGGGAATCTGATGAGTGTGTTTATTTTGGTGGTCAATAATTAACTTTCAATTTAATAGGAGAATATTTATGTTTGTTCCATCGTGTGAAGTAAAAGATAAAGGTGAAATCGAACTTTGGAGATTCTTCGATTACGAAGAATTTATTGAGGACGTAGGTGAAGACCACGAGGTCCTGAGCGTGTTCCAAGTCCCAGACGGAATGTGGAATGATGGCAGGTTAGACCCAGACTTTTGGGAATTTATGAAAGTAGTTGAAGAATCCAGCTATGAGCAGGCTGAGGCAGGCTACGAACTGGGAATCCAATTCGACAAGATAAATAGGGCTTGTCGTGGGCATTTTGGGTCAGATAGATCATTTGCTCAAAGTATGCTGTATGACGAGTTTGAAGCGATGTCACCAGCCTTTCAGTGTGCAGTTGATTGGGACTTGGTTTGGAGCAGGTCACTAACCGTTAGCTATACAGAGCAGAACCACTACTATTTTAGAAGTGACTGGTAAAAACTTGGAGAATAACAATGTTATATGCTAAACGAGTAAAAGAAGACGTGGCTATCTTGTACTGCTACGAGGATATTGTGGGAACAATTAACCTTGATGGTGCTGTCACTGTGCACTTGAGGAATGTGGGGAACTACATGCACCTATTGCCCTTGATTACCTACGTTTTGACCACTGCATGGTCAAATTACATGTACATAACACCATCAGGTGTAGTGTATGGGGTAGATGAATTGATTGGTGAATAAGTACCCAAAGCCCTACAAATTCCTTGTAGGGCTAATTAACTAGGAGTTACAAAAATGAGTAAGATCGAAAATTTTGGGCAAGCGTTGCCACCTGTAACAAGAAACGTGGCGCGTAAAGTTGCTACAGTAAAAACGCCAAGAGTTGTTAAGCCTGTGCAGTTCACTTGTTACCGACACACCTCCACTGGTGTGTGTTTCATAAGCAAAAAGGGTGATAGTATTCACCGCAGGTTATTTGAGGGGAGTAGTTTCAAGGAATGCCAGAATTATTTGTACTCAGATGATGGTTATGCTGAGTTGTGTGTTCGTTGGGACATAATAAAAGAACAGGATAACGTGTCTGACTCTGATGTACGAACTGACTCAGAAAGCATAAACACTTGGGATAAGTGGGAGTTAGATGGGTTGACAGTTGAGCGTTTTCACCGTACATTCCCTTTCCGTGGAGTCGAGTTCGGGGATTGGGTTTCAGAAACTGAGCGCAGAAATTTCTTACAGAAAACGTTTGTTGCCTTATGCGACTTGGAAGCCTTGATTGGTAAGTTGCCATTGGAAGGCTTGGGCATTGCGTTTGGGGATCGTGGAGCTGGTCGTAAGGCTTCAGCCCATTACGAACCCACAAATCATGTAATCAATCTCACAAAACGAACAGGGGCTGGGTCGTTGGCGCATGAGCTTTTCCACAGCATGGATACAGATGACCAGTATTCAACGCAAGTAATGGGCTATGTGCCACGTTCTTTCCTTGACCGATGCCAACGCATGGACAAGTCCAGAAGTAAGGCTTACTGGGCAACAAAAAGGGAGATAGGGGCGCGTGTGTTCGAGTCATGGGTTAAGGATAAGATGGAGGAACAAGGATTTGTGAACGAGTTCTTAGTCAACATCATTTCGTTAAATGAGTTCTCAAAGAACAAAGGGATGTACCCATACTTGCTAGAAAGTGAGAAGGCTTTTGTTTATAAGTATTTGGATGGGAAGTTTTTATGTTAGGGCGTAGGTTATACAAACAAGGTGGAGTTCAGCTCCTCGTAGTAACGGAGACTTTGCAATCGGATGTGAAGAAGAGTTACAAGATATTACGTGGTGGCAAGTGGTACAGGTTGCATGAGGGATGGATTGAGAAGAGTGGTGAGACGATTGCTGAAATCATGAAGTACCCTGAAGGGTACATTGTTCATGAAGAAAGTTCAGAAAGTGTTGCTTGGATTAACAAGTATGACCTGCCTGGTGCAGAAGTTGAGGAGATGTAGAATGGCGTTATTGATTTTGATAAGTGCGGTAACAACGTACAGTAGTTTAGGATCGCCGCACATAAATTATGTGGCGAGTGTTGAGAGAGTTCACTACAAGGACTGTCTTGTAATCAAGAAAGCTGCGCCGAAGCAGCACGTTGTTACTTGTTTGAAGGAGTCAAAATGAGTCAGCACTTGATATGTGACATCATTTTCAATTACGAGAATGAGTGGACGATTGATGACATCATTGACGTTGCGAATAGGGATTTCAAAAGAAAGATTACGTCTGAGCAAGTGCAACAGGCGATTGAGTTTTTAACTGAAAGAGGATGTATTGATGCCAACGATTAAGAAAGATTTCAAAGATTTACGGGTAAGTAACACTGAGTTAGATTTTCAAATGGGTTTTGTATCGGCGCTTGCTGTGATTGCTGTTGTGTTAAAGATAGCAGGGGTGTTGGTATGAAGGAGTGTAATAACTGTGGTGAGCGTAAGTCGCTTACTGAATTTAAGAGAACGATGGGTTACGTCAATTCAGTGTGTAACACGTGTTTACCGTTAATGAAAGGGAGAGTAACAAAGCCAGGAATAAAAATAGATGTGAAGAAGTACGAGAAGTACACACAATTTTTAGTTCAACAAGGGGTATAACATGAGTGCATTAAGAGCGGTAAAAGTTGAAGAAGATGTAGAATTGAAAATGATGATTGATGAATTTTCTATGTTGCACTCTCACCTTGCTGAGAGTAAGAAGCGTTATGAGTTGATGAAAAAGCAGCTTGCCGAAGCTGCAAATTCAGTACCATCAACAGAACAAAAGGTTTTAAGCGGGTTTGATTTTAGCGTAACTTTCTCAAATTCACCAGAGAATAATGTTGTACCGAAAGATGTGACAAACGAAATGTTGTTAGAACACTACGGTTTAGGTGCATTTGTCCCTTCAATTACCAAGATCAGTGTCATTGATGAGCGTGGGGAGAAGGTTAGTCTTTTGACTAAAGTGTGGGGTGGTCGTAGGTTGTTGAATGCGTTTCGGCACTAAACTTAGTTTAGGCTGAGGGCTTGGGAGCCAGTTATGAAATCCATCATTGGCTTCCTTATAATCAACGTTTTGAAGTAAATATAACATTTTTTGGAGTTACCATGATCAAGTTAGAATTGGGAAAGTCGTATCGTAACAGAAAAGGCGAAATTGTCGCAATTACAGGGATTGACAGAGAGTGCCGTGCATTCCCGTTTGAGGGTAGTGACATGGGTTTATATGCAGAAGACGGGTCGTACGACGAAAATGGAGAATCCTGTCCAGATGATTTGATTGAAGAAGTAGTAGACAATCATGTTACTTTGTCATTTTCAAGGGAGGAGTTGGAATGTATGTTCAACATTGTGAACCATGTCATAGCGTGGGAAGCACCTTTGGCGTTGCAATCCCCTGATTTAGAAGACCCTGTGTACTGTTTAGCACGGGACAATTACCTTGAAGCGAAGATGGCGTTGAATGCTTTGAGAAGGGCTTGTTGACGTGGCATTATTTGTGTATTACAATAACATTACTCAGACAACCAAGGAGTTTTATGAGTGAGCTAATAAAAGCTTTGATGGCAGACCCATCTAAGAAAACCCCAGAGACATTAGTATTAAGGATTCCATCCGAGATGCTTGCTGGGATTGCAGAAATCGCAGAGAAGACTGGACACACGAAGAGCAACGTAGTGAGAACTATGATAGCCAAGTGCTTGAAGGAATTGGAAGCGTAACAACCGCCCCTGCAGACACAGGGGCAATTTAAAACTTATTGCCAAAAGGCAAGGATGTATAGCATGCAAAATGCGTTAAAGATTTTACCACAAACTATGTTGTCAACGGAAATTGCTGAGTTGACAGGCAAAGATAAGAGCCACGTTCACCGAGATATTCAAGTACAGTTGTTAAAAGGACTGTACGGATTAGATAATCCAGATTTGGATAATACTGATTTAAAAGGGATTTCTTCCGTAAAAGAATCAAGAGGCTTTGTGTCTTACTATGAGCTAGACAAAGAACACACGATGACGTTAATCTCTGGTTATGACGTTAAGTTGCGGCATAGAATTACCCAAAGGTGGCTAGAACTTGAGGAGACTAAACCAATGTCTCAGCTTGACATTCTTGCGGGGCAGATTCAGATAATGCAAGAGCAAGAACGCAAACTTAACAAAACGGTTGAGGATGTTAAGCAGTTGGAATCTAAAGTTGAAACTATGCAAATTGATTTACGCAACGGAGTCCCATTTGGGTGTATTGCGAAGAAGAATGCGTGGAATGTTTATTGTCCGAGTTTAGGCTATGAAACATTCAAACAAGTCATGGAACATTTCAAAGTTGAAACACAAAACTATGTACACCATGCTGAAGGGTTTTCGACACCAACATATGCTTATGTTGAGTCCCAGATTAAAACAGCTATCAATAAGTTTATCGAAGATTTAACACAAGAAACTAAGTGTTTCTGCCACTCTAACTTCTTGAACAAACGAGTGAAGTATTTGAAGGCGTAATTCACGCTTAAACATCGAATTAAACAAAATCAAGGACACACAGCTCACGGACGAGCATTAACATTGGAGATTAAGATGAAAGTAAAAATTGCAGAAGATGAGTTGTATCCGTTTTACACTTCGGGTCTTGATTACGGGGTGGAAGTGGAGGTTCCAGAAGATTTTTACGAGAGGTATAAGCGAGTAATGCGGGAGTTTGCGAGACTTCAGGGCGAGTTGGGTGAACTTTACGAAAAAGCTACATCAAACTAGGACACACAGCTCAGGGACGAGCATTTAACTTTGGAGAAATAAAATGATTGATGATTTAAGATTTTCAAAATTGTACGGAATATCTGTGCATTTAGTCAGAGACTATGTAAAAAAGAATAACATTGAGACTCAAGAAGACTTGGAACAGATTCTTAACGAGAAGCTGATAGACTTACAGCCCAAGTCAGAATCCCGTGAGGGTGTGATGTCTATTAAAGAGTATGCAAGAACCACCAACGTACTAGAGCGATTCATTACGGCGTACGTAACAAAGAGTAAGTTTGAGAAGTATGGAAAAGGATGGAATGGTACATCAATGGCATACTTGTACAGCATTGATGACTTAAAAACTATACCAGATCCAGACTATGTACCTGACGGGACAACAATTCTCCGTAAATTTGCAAGACTCCACAACTTGAAGAGGTCCCGCGTTTACTCCAGAGTCTTTCACTCTGGTGTTGAACCTGTGGGAATTAGCGGGGTGGGGGTATATGCCTATAAAATTTCAGACTTAGAGTATTTGATGAAGGATGTAATATGAGTAACACGATTATTAAACCAATGCGTCCAAGTGACACAATCATTGAAAAAATTCAGTACCCTGTAATTGCCCAGCCGAAAGCGGATGGAATTTGTGGTGTTACACAGCATGGTGTTGGGTATTCAAGAACGTTAAAGCCTTTTGCAAACAGATATACGCAAAAAAGTTTATCTAATGATTTGTTCAATGACTTCCATTATGAAATTTACGTTGGAAACATCACTGACCAAGATTTGTGCCGTAACACGACTTCTGCGCTCAATTCTCACGAAGGTGAACCAAGTATCAACTTAATGGTTTTCGACTTGCTACGGAGCAGCTTACCGTATCAAGCTAGGTTATACGAATTAGAAACTCGTCTACGCAATTTGGCGTTTGAGAATGTGAAGTTAGTCGATTGGGTTATGTGTTATTCTGAGGATCATTTACTTGATCTTGAGACGATGTGGCTTGAGCAGGGATATGAGGGCGTGATCGTTAGAACACTTGATGGTGGGTACAAGGAAGGTAAAGTAGGAAAGACGAATCCGATTTCTACTCGTATCAAACGCTTCACAGATTCTGAAGCGGTAGTAACTGCACTTGTTGAAGCTGAAGAGAACTTGAATGAAAAGCAAATCAATGAGTTAGGAGTTAGTTTCCGATCTTCACATCAAGAGAATAAGATTGGAAAATCTTCAGTAGGTTCGCTTATTTGTACAGACGTTTTGACTGGGAATGAAATCACAGTAGGACCAGGAGCAATGACGCATGCTGAAAGGGATACGTTTTGGTTAAACCCAGATACGATTGTTGGCAAAACAATTAAGTACAAATCATTTATGAAGGGCGTGAAAAATTTGCCGAGATTTCCTACATATTTGTCAATTAGAGCGGACTGGGATTTACAATGAAGTTACATTTAACAGCGTATCGCGTGATGGCACCGTTGAGAGCAACACGTGTAAAAACAGAGAATTATCTCAACATACATCAGTTACTAAGCCGTGCTGCACCAGATTTGGCTGATGCGGAGTTTGATGAGCTTGTTGCACAATTAACTGATTTTTGGGAACGCTCAAGAGCTGAGTACCCCGCAATTTACTTCTGGGTTGGAGAATAAAATGAAATACACAAAAATTATGGCTGGAATGCACCACTGCAACACTTGTGGAGCGATTATATACATCAGCGCAGGTAATTACTGCTCATGGCGTTGTGAAGCGATTGGCGAAAGTGGAGAATAAGATGAACGTAGAACATATTTTCGCAGGACTGATATTTATTCCAGTATTAGTCACAATCTGGAGCGTAACTATTTTGGTGGTTAAGTGGGCGTGGAAGGAGATAATGAGATGAACAAAGCAGATATTATGTGGTTTGTGGTGACAATCACGTTGTCATTGATTGTAACTTTTGTTTTTGGGAGATAATGAGATGAACAAAGAAAAGATTACAAGTTTGGTTGATTTTGTATTAGACCAACACAGAAAAGGAAATCATTTAAGAACTGAAGTTACAAAGTGGTTTGAGGAAAACCCAATCGAGCCAGTTCTTGTGGGACTTTCACAAGAACAAGTAACAGGCTTAACTGCAAAGCTGCTTGAACTAACTGATGATTGCGGCGTGCTGATAGGGGAAGCACCAGTTAGGAATTGCATTCTAAGGCTTTTAGCTTCTCAAGATTTTTCCGAACTAAGTTACAAGAACTTGGATAAGAAGGATGCTGAGATTAGGGCATTACAAGCGGCAAATAAAGTCCATGTACAAACACATATTGAACTAAGCAAAGAGCTTGAACGATTAAATTCATTTATGAGGAAATTATGATGAACGAAGAACAAATTAGTGATTTAGCGAATTACATCTGGGAAGGCGGGTTGCACCTTGCTGACATTAAGGGTTCAGTTGAACAGTGGTTCGAGGAAAACCAACAACCCGCAATGCTAAGTTCAAAAGACCTGTACAACTTGGCGGATTTCATAAGATGCAGATACGAGTTGGATTACAGTAATCAGTACATCCAAGACGATTTGGAAACATGGTTTGGTGAAGGTATGAAGCAAGAACCCACAGTCGTTGGGCTTAGTGATGAGCAAGCAAAGAGCTTTATTAAATACTGGATGAATGATAATAGGGACGAAACAACGTGTTACAAAGAATGGGTTAAAACCCAAACATTCACACAGTCACAGCAATTTACACCTGACTGGTCAAAAATACCAGATGATTCAGCTATTGACGGATGCAAAATTGATTTAGTTTGGACTTGCTGCGGAGGGTTGATTGAAAGAGAAACTTTGGCAAAGTTTGAACGCCCTAAGCCACCAGCACCGAAAGTTGGGCAGGTTTGGATGCACAAACGAAAAGGTACAGAGTACGAAGTTTTGGGTTTTACGAGAACTGATGTTAATGGGCAATGGTCAGATTATGTCAGATACGAAGAAGTGAATGGGAATGCTGAATACAGCAGATTAGTTGATGTTTTCCTTACTAAATTTGAACAGGTGCAAGCATGATTCAAGTAGGTAAAACGTACAGAACATTTGGTGGTCAGAATGTACAGATTATGACCATGACAACTACTGCTACGGATATTGTGTTCACAGGCGATAACGGTGTTGGGTATGACAGGTTTGGCAGAACCGAGCGTGGGCATGATTTGAGTTTAATCGTCATTGAGGTTCATCCTGCTTATCCTGACAAACAACTGACGGAAAACGAGCGCGAATTACTTCAAACCTTGAAAGATTTAACCGAAGATTTTGGACTTCGTTCAGTAGGGTTAGACACTACCGACACTCGGTACAGGAAAGCGAAGGATGTAATTGCTAAGTTCAACCGCGTGGGAGAATTGCATGACTGATTTAGTTAGAGAAGAAGACGGTTCAATCCGTTGGTGTGACAAAAACATTGCCAAACTTGGTTACTGGTGGACTGTAAAGCATTATTACCGTGTTGAGTATTTCGTTGAAACATTGACTGAGTGTTGTGAATACATTTGGCAAGGACTACAAGCAACATTGGCAGTAGTAATCCTGCCCGTATTACCACTGATACTAGCGAACACAAAGCTCAAAGAAGCTAAAGAAAATGTTGAGTATGAAAGAGTGTTCAACCGCGTGGGAGGTTCAAAATGACAATTAGACACACACCAGCACCTTGGCACTGCTACACAAAAGGTTCTGACATTTATGTTGAGGATGCAAAAGAACACGGAATCGCAAACATTAGACGTAATTTCGATTTACCGTTCAATGAGAAAATGGCAAATGCGTATTTAATCACTGCTGCACCTGATTTGCTTGTGTCTTTGATTGCATTACTAAATGAAGATATGACTGAGCTTGAAATAGCATACTGGTATGAAAAAGCCCGTGCTGCAATCGCTAAAGCAACAGGAGACATCACATGAGAACCACAATCTACATGGCAGGCATAGGCATCGGTGTGATGTTTGCTGATGTGTCAAATGGCACAAGTAATTTGGGGCTTCTAGCTACGATAATGTTCATCTTGTTGGGATCAGGGGCTATAGCATATGACGTAACGGAGGATGTAAAATGATCCCTCATAGCAGAAGAATGTTACGCAAATTCCCATCGCCAAAAGATGATTGGGATATTACCAAGATACTAAAGTCGTTGAGGGGTGAGTGATGGAAGATTTAATCAAAGTGTGGCTTCACGATCTTAATGTCTTAAAAGAAAAACTTTACGACATAGGGGATAAGAGTGATTCATTACAGTACAACTTGTTAAGCACTGAGGCATTGACTTTGGCAACGTGTATACTGGGGTTGCAACAACAAATTATTAACAATAACGGAGAGAATTAAGATGCACGTATTAAAGCGTAATGGGCAGTTAGAAAAGTTAGACATTGGTAAGATTCATCAAGCGGTAGAGTTTGCGAGTAAAGGGCTTGATGTATCGTTATCTGAGATTGAGACGGGCGCACACATTCAATTCTTTGATGGGATTAAAACGTCACAGATTCACACAGCGATTGTGAATAGTGCGGCGAGTATGATTGACGTGGGTAAGACAGATTACGAGTTCGCTGCGGCACGTTTATTGTTACAACAGGTTTACAAAGAAGTAACGAAAAGTAACGAATATCCAACGCTTTCTAATTACATTTCAAAAGCAATTGAGCTTGGAAAGATCAAACCAGAAATGCAATCGTTTGATTTAGAAGTATTAAATTCAGCGATTGATGTCTCACGAGATATGTTATTCAAGTATTTGGGTATGCAAACGGTTTATGATCGTTATCTAATCAGATCGGAAGGCAAGCCTATTGAAATGCCTCAGCATTTTTGGATGCGTGTTGCGATGGGGATTGCGTTAAATGAGCCTGTTGAAACCCGTACAAAGCATGCGATGGACTTTTACGAGGTACTGTCTAAGTTTGAGTTTGTTAGTTCTACCCCAACGCTTTTCAATTCTGGCACGCTCTTTTCACAGATGTCATCATGTTTTGTGACTACGACTGATGACTCAATTTGGGAGGAGCAAGAGGGTGTGAATTTTGGCAAGGGTATCATGGCAACGATGGTAGAGTGTGGTTTGTACTCAAAGTTTGCGGGTGGTATTGGTACAGATTTTACCAGAGTTCGCTGTGCTGGAAGTGAAATCAAAACTACGGATGGCATTAGTTCGGGTGTTATTCCGTATTTGAAAGTGTTTAATGATACAGCGGTAGCTATAAATCAAAGCGGGAAACGAAATGGAAGTTTTGCTGCTTACCTTGAGCCTTGGCATGGTGACGTTGAGCGTTTTATCAATTTGAAAAAGCCACAGGGTGATGAGCGTTTAAGAGCGCGTGAAATTTTTCCGTACTTGTGGATCAATGATCTGTTCATGGAAAGAGTACGGGAAAAAGGTAAGTGGTCGCTTTTCTGCTCACATCGTAATCCTGAATTATGCGAGACATTTGGTGACGAGTTTAGACAAGCGTATTTAGCCGCAGAAGAGCGTGGTGACGCGGTTAAAGTTATTGAAGCTATGGAGTTATGGAAAAGCGTTATTACAGCGTTAGTTGAGTCAGGAGCGCCGTTAATCACGTTCAAAGATGAACACAATCGCCGCAACCCACAGAGCCATGTTGGTGTGATTCGTAGCTCTAACTTATGTTCAGAAATCTCGTTAAACACTAGTGACACAGAGTCAGCTGTGTGTAATTTAGGCTCAGTCAATGTGTCGGTAGTACGACCTGAAGACTTCTCACGTGTCATTCCGATTGCGATGAGAATGCTTGATAACGTGATTGATTTGAATTTTTACCCAACTGAAAAAGCAAGACGTTCAAACTTGAAACATCGTCCAGTAGGATTGGGTTTAATGGGTTGGACGGATTATTTGGTAGGAAAAGGTATTGATTGGGAATCGTTGGAACATCTGAGAGAAACGGATAAAGTATTCGAGTTGTACTCTTACTGGGCGATTCGTTCATCGATGCAACTTGCAATAGAAAAAGGTGCGTATGATTCGTTCATCGGGTCTTCATGGCATAATGGAATACTACCGATTGACACTGCAAGGGCGTTACCTGAAGAATGGTTATCGGATGGAATTTGTCAGTGGAATGAATTACGCAAGGCAGTCAAGCAATACGGAATGAGAAATTCAAACTGTATGGCTATTGCGCCGACTGCGACGATAGCAAACATCGTTGGTACAACGCCTTGTATCGAACCGATTTACAAGCAGGTATTTGTCAAAGAAAACAAATCTGGCAAGTTCAAAGTTGTGGATCCAGCGATGCGTCACAACCGTCCTGAATTGTGTAAAACATCGTTTGATATTGACCAGACATGGTTGATTAAGGCGGCTGCAGTAAGACAGAGATGGATTGATCAAGCTCAGTCGGTTAATTTATTCAAGAAAGCAAATGTGAAAGGTAACGTAATTTCTGAGTGGTATTTCTTGGCTTGGGAATTAGGATTGAAATCAACGTATTACTTGAAGCAACAGATTTCAGAGTTATCACACAATGATGTTATCGAGCCAGTGTTATTATGCTCGATTGATAATCCTGAATGTACAGCATGTGAGTAAGTAAACTAGAGCCACATTCGTGTGGCTCATTTCAAAAGGAGCTAGGAATGACAGATTACGAGTTATTTTTGCAGGAGATGGGATTAAGTGAAGCTCAAGCAGAAAAGATCAAACAGAATCCGAAAGATCAAGTTGGAATGCCCCATGATGCGTTAGTAGTGGTAAGTGAGTCTAGCATATCGGGGATGGGCATATTTGTTAAGAAGGATGTGTACGCTGGAACGACATTATCAGCGGTTAGGGTGTGTGGATTTCGTACAGCAGCAGGGGCATATGTTAATCATGACGCAAAACCGAATGCGTTGATGGTAAAAGACAATGCAGGTAATATAAATTTAGTTGCGATAACTGACATTAAGAGTGGTGTTGAAGCAACTGTGTGCTATCGGCAATCAATGAGGTTAAGATGACAGAAATTTTTTGCACAAGTTTTAATTGCTTGAAAAGGCATCAATGTAAAAAAGCTCTTCCAATCGAAGAGTTTAAATTAGCAAAGCCGTACTTGCATACTAACGGCTATTGTACTGGTTTTGTACCTGTAACTGAGGAGTGTGTAGTCACGAGGAGTTGGCTAGACCGTTTAATTGATTTAGACTGGCAATTTTGTAAGTAAATTTGGAGTTAAAAATGAGTAATATCAAACAGTTTCCGACTAAAAAGAAGGAACTAGTAGAAGTTAAAGCCGTACCGAGTTACACGAATGGGTATTGGCATGAAGAAACGAGACCGTCAGACAAGGAGTTTGACAAAGGATATAAATTCTTACGATCTCATGATTATCGGGGGTCATTTGCAAGTTTGCCTGATAAGCCTGCAAGCGGGTGTAAGACAAAAGAAGAGATTTATAACACAGTAATTCCGATATACGATTTGGTTAAAGCGGCGGTTTTCATCCACGATATTCTTGACGATTCAGAAGCAAGTGAGTATTTATTGGGAAGATTCAAGCATTACTATGACAGACATGTCGTATTCATAAATTTAAAATGCCTGCCTGATGAGTATATCGGGTTTATTGTTTTTATCGGGGAAGAGTTAAAAACAATGCTTTCAATGGGTCAGCATCCTGCTTCAAAAATCCTATGGAGATATGAACACTTGCAAACCTGCTGGAAATAGTTTGAAATTACGTCCCACATTCTCAGAGTGTGGGATTTTTATCAATTGGAGGAAATATGATTAGTTTTTTAAGGGATGACGAAGGATGTCTGATACTTGCAGGATACACGGAAGATGGCGTTGCGTTGTACACATCAGAATGTCGCAGTTGCCATAAGATTTACAATTTATCAAATACAAAGAAAAGTTTCACTGCAAAATGCACGTGTGAGCGTGAGGATCGCTTATTAACAATAGGTGGTGTAACAAAGTCGATTACAGATTGGTGCATTGATAATCCAACTGTTTCTGAAAGCAGTGTGTATCAAAGGTTTCTATCAAGAAAAGCAGGTAAGCTAGAGTTATCTGATGTTGGTGTGCTGTTTGGAAAACGCAAAGAAACGGAGGTCTTGCATGTTGAGCCTATATCAAAAGCAACGTGGGAAAGGGAGTTAGCGGATGAAATCAACGCACGTATATCAAGCATGCCTCTCATGACTGCGATCATACAAGCGGTAAAATTGGTAAGTCCTAGGATGTCTTTCGTACAGGAAGTCACTATGGTGTATAAAGAGTTTAGTGCAGCTGGGGTAGACTACACAATTGGTGGAACAACATTGCCTGAGTTATTCACAATGTATGACAACGACATTGATGCGATCATCATGTTATTACACGGTGAAGGGTTAACCGACACTGAAATTAGTAAATTAGTTAATTTAGGGGAATGAAATGGTAGGCGTAGTCAAAACAGGAATCAAAGAAAGTGACGTATTGGTTTTATGTGATCCATTTGAAGAAAAGGTGGCAGAAGTTTTTTACATAAGAACTTTAACGGATGATAGACAGGTCGTAGTCAGTGACAGCGCAGGAAGGCTTTTCTCGCGTGATGATGGAAAATTGGACATGTGGGTTCACCCTTTAGTGATGCTTAGATTCCCTGCAGAAAACATGAGTGTAGCAACAAAATTTGGGTATAAAACAAAAGTTGAGTTGCATGTAAATGACAATCACCGCATTCACTCAGCTCACAGACTTCGGAACAGCGAGTTGTACCAACAACTTCCAGCCTGGGCGAGGAGTTAAGCATGATCTTTTACTACAAAGTCACAGACGAAAAAGAGGGGGAAACTTGGAAACTTGGCTCCCAAGCGGAATTTGAAGAAATTAAGAATCTCTCTGCTAAACATATAGGGACTACGTTTATCTCGGAAGAGCCTAATAACAATAACGCACCACTTTATGAAGGTGATTTTTGGTTAGACATTGACCATACGGCACCTGACGCGGGAAGTGAACTTGTAGCGATTGACAGATCAATTGAAGACGTTAGAAACATCCAGCTGTTCTTAAAAGTATTAGGTGTTGATGTAAATAGCTGTACGCTTTTCATCTCAGGTGGGAAAGGATTTCATATTCGCATCCCAATGGTATGTTTTGGTGGCGCGAAACACGCAAAACTCCCCAGGATTTACAAAGAAGTAGCGACAGAATTTCTCAGTAAAACAGGGGCTTCAGGCATAGACCCATCTATGTACAACATGAGTAAGGGCAAGTTAATTCGTGTTGAGAATAAGCAAAGAAAGAATGGAAGATACAAAGTTCAAATCAGATGGAGTGACTTAGATACGCTGACACCTGAAGCCTACTTCCTTTTGGCATCTGCTCCAGGCATAGGCTATCCTGTTACTGCCCCTGTTGTTAATAAGAACATGGTTAAGATGTTCAACGCAGCACAAAGGTGTGTAACAGATACGGAAAAGTTTGAAAGTGCTCCTGCGTTGGATGGTGAGTACATGAAGATTATGGAAGGTGGTGTTACAAACTGCGGAAGGTCATTAGCACAGGGAACAAATTTCAGATCAAACGTAAACTTCAATTCAGCTAAGATGACGTTTGTGCGTTACTTGGCTGTGAGTGGATTGCGTCAAAGAGAAAAAGATTTGCTGATCATAGAATTTAGTGAAAACTTTGTACGTAATAGCAAGGCAACACCACGAGATACTGAGGCAGCTGTTCGTTCAAGCATGAAGTTTGGGGAAGATGGCGCGGCAAATTTTAGTTGCAAGTGGATTAGAGGGACGTTAAAAGAAGATGTCTGTAGTGGATGTCCAGTTCAGGAGACCCGTGCGATTAAAATGTGTAACAGTGATAGGCTCAAGGTAGTCAACGGTTGTTACTTCAACTTGAATAAGCAGGGAGAGTTAAACGCATCAATCAGTCGTTTCACGATGAAAGCCCTCGAAGTGTCGTATGAAATTGATGAAAATGGAACTGAACGTGACATGGTATTTACAACAAATATCATCAGTAACGATCCGAGTGTACGAACTAGGGTAATGGATTTAAGCTCAGATGTATTTTTGTCTAAGACAGCAATACAAAAAGCGTTAAAGAATTTACCAATGGCAGAGTGGACGGGAAGTGACAATGAGGTACTGTACTTACGTGGCGTATTGACAAGTAATCTTGAAGAGGTAGAAAGAGTGATTAGGGTAAAAAAATTAGGGGTACAGCGAGTCATTGATAACACCCGTGACGAACCAATAGACGAGTATGTTTGGGTAGAAGACAACTGGAGCATGAACAAGTCGGGTGTTGCTAAGACTGTAAAGTATCGTGGGATGTTACAAGAAGGTGAGAGCAGTGAAATGACATCATTGACGCTCAAACTTGAAGATGTTGAAGCGGTGGAAACAGAGCTGTCTGCTCGTGCGTTAGCAGCAATTTTTAAAAGCCGTGATGACATGACAATGGCGGTTTTCTTCGGTTGGATGGCATCTTGCTGGTTAAAACCGATGTTACAGTCACAGGCATATCGAGATTCATTTCCGCTTCTTCATGTGTACGGAGAACCAGGCGTTGGCAAGTCCGAAGCGTCAAAAGCTCTATCTATCTTTGCAGGAAATGATGGTGTAAACGGCAGTATTACTAGCGTTAACGGTAACACGGCATTTTTCTTAAAAGCTGAAGCGAGTACGACAACAAGCGTTCCTAGGATTATTGATGAGTTTAATAAGCAAAAAATCCCAGCGGCGAAATACTTAGAAGTATTAGATACTTTAAAGATGGCAGGAACAAAAGGTAGTCGTGGGAACGGAAAAGTTAAAGAAGTTGGTGGGTCATCTAAAACGGTTACGGAAGTAACTGTGATGAGTAGCCCAATCGTCTACATGGGTACGGTTCAAACGGACGATGAAGAATTACTACAGCGTTCACTTGTACTCGAGTTAACGAAAGATGGCGTGTTGAATGACAAGTCGATTAGCCAGAACTTTTACTTTGCTTGTGAACACAAAGAAGAACTTTTCAGATATGCGAAGATGCTTATGCAGTACACCATTGCATTAACTCCTGAGCAATTGAAAGAGCAGTGGGCGAAAACATCGTGGGTTACAAATTCTGAGGATCCTAATCATATCAAAGACCACCGCAAAGCTAAGAGTTTGCAATGCGCTCATGTAGGATTAGAAATTGCTATCACTGCATTTAAAAATGCTGGTTGTTCTCAAGGAACAATTCAAATGATTGAGAATATGATCCCTTTGATTAAAGAATACCGTAATCATCCGTCATACCGATTCTTATTTGAAACACAGTTCAATGAGTCAGATCGTCTTGTTTCAAGATTGGTTGAGCTGACTATGGTGTATGATTCAAAAGGTGAGCCACTTTTGAAAAAGGGCGTACATTATACAGCAGACTCTCTGCACCTTCACATCAACATCATAGCATCATGGCACATTGTTTTTAAGTATTATGAGTCTATGAAATTTCAGGTAGAATTTACCACGCATAAGTCATTTTTAACCGCAACGGCTAAATCTGATTATTACAAAGGTACAGGCATTGCAAGTGGCGTAGCAGGTGTTGATTACTGGCATACTTTTAGCATTGCTGGTCTTCATGAGAAAGGTATCAGTACAAGCGCATTACAACCGAAATAGGAGATAAGATGAAGTTAATTGAGTATTTTACAGAATCAGGGCTATCCGTTAAGGGTGTCCCTGCGTGGGCTGCGGAGGTGGTGATGAGTAAGACTCCTTTTGCACACCAGATTGAAGACTTGAAGTACATGGGGCACTTGCAGCGTTCTGGCTTGTATTCAGAACCTGGCACGGGAAAAACGTTACCAATGCAAGCGTATGGCATTTACAAAGCGTGTCAGGGCAGTAAGGGCATTTATATCATGCCACCAATCCTGATCACGCAGTTTATGAACTCACTCAAGTTGAATTACAGTGGGATTGAAAACCATCTAAGTATTGTTGCGTATCATGGTAGTCCATCTGATCGTGAGAAGATGCTTAAAGAATGGGTAGAAAAAGATTTCCCCGACATTCTTGTGATGAGTAACGTCATGTTTGTGAAAGCTCCTGCTGAGTTTAAAGAGGCGGGTGCTGGTAAAGTGCGTAACAGATACAGATGGTTAGTCGTGGACGAAGCAACGTCTATTAAAACGCCGTCCTCGCACTTACACAAAACGGTTCTTGACTTTGTGCGGGGTGAGAAAGAAGCATGGAACAATCAAATAGTTTTAGCAACTGGAACTCCTGTCGAAACTAACGTAGAAGATTGTTACGGTCTAATACGAATTCTTGTACCCAATGCTTACACATCAATCAAGAATTTTGAGTACAACCACATAATCAAGTTCGGAATTTTCATACCATCAAAAGCTAGGGTTGTGCATCAAACTCAAGGGTATAAGAACTTGGATTTACTTCATGATAATTTGTATGCAAGAGCACGCCGTGTGCTGAAATCAGATGTGTCTGATCTCCCACCCCGCTTGATTTCTGAGTATGTCATAAATTTGTCTAAGCAGCATGCTCGTCTTTACAAAAAGCTCGTAGATGAAAGAATGGTAGAGATTGGCGAAGAAATGATTGACATGGTAACTGCTCAGGCGTTGTATCAGGCAACACAGCAAGTGCTATTGAATCCTGAGAAGTACGGGGAAGTCATCAAAGAAAATACATTGTTTGAAGCACTTGATGAAATTATCAATGAGTTGGAAGGACGTAAAGTTTTAATTTACGCATGGTACAACGCATCAGTTGATACAATCTGTGAAAGATACGCGCACTTAAACCCTGTAAAAATCAATGGCACAGTGACAGGGGATAAGCGTGAGCAAGCGAAACAGAGCTTTATCAATGACAAAGAATGCAAGCTATTAGTATCAAACCCGAAATCTGGTGGTGTGGGCATTGATGGATTGCAAGATGTTTGTAGCCATGTAATCTATGCGGAAGTATGTCCATTTATTGGTACGTTTCAGCAGTCAGTTGACAGACTACACCGTAAGGGGCAGAAAGCTGAGTCAGTGAATGTGTATGTGTTGGTTGCAAACAACACTGTTGCTGTAAAGCTACGGAATGACTTAGTCAAGAAGGACTCTTACCAAGAATCAGTTATGAAAGATAAACGTGCGATATTAGCTGATTTACAAGGGGCGGATGGCATTCAGGGGAGTTTAGATGACGTAGATTAAAATTAGTGTTTGCAACACGCTAGAGTGTGGGGTATAGTCTTGCCCTTGAGAGGAAATCTCAAGGGTTTAACAATAATCAAATAGGGTGCAAAATGGGTACGTACAAGGATTTAGTAAGAGCAGTAGGGGATGCTTCAGGGCAAACGCAGGTAGTTGTTAATGATGTTTTGAGATTAACGTTTTCCATTATTCCCCGAATTGCTGGTGAAAAAGGATTACGTTTAGGTCGAATGGGCTTTGGTACATTCAAGATGGTAACAAGACATGCACGTGCTGGGCGAAATCCCCAGACGGGCGAACCAATCCAAATCGCTGAGTCAACAAGATTGGCGTTTAAAGCAGTAAAAACTAAATAACTTAAAATCTAAAATCAGAGAATTAAAATGGCACTAGAACACATTGGTTCAGCAGCAGCAACAACAACAGCAGTAGTAGCATCACACGTAGTAGAAGTAGAACAAGAATGGCAGAGTGAAGGTGGTCATACCGCTGTGTATGCTCCCGTAGTAGTTAATTCACAGATTCAAGCGCCATCTACTGAAAGTGTTGCTACACAAGCGGCATCAATCGCAGCTGATATGGCAACTCGGGGTATCTCGACAATCAAGTTTGATTGGACATCATTCCCAATGATTGCTTTGAAAACGGAAGGCGCGTTTGAAGACTCTTCAGGTCGTTCATACGGTAAGTCTTTCCAAGCCAAAATTGTACAAAATCGGATCAAATACGCTCATAGCTTTGATGGTTCTAAAGATCCGAAAAATGAACTAATGTATTCTTATGACAAAATCACATCGACAAACGGCAAGTCTGTTGATGAGTTCTTGGCAACATTACGTGCAAAAGGTAAAGGTCCTGAAATTACCTGTAAAGAGTACACGGAATTACTTGTTGAGATGATTGCTCCTGATGATGAAGATTTGCATGAAGACTTCAGATTACTTTCAATTTCACCATCGGCTCAGGGTGCATATTCAGCGTTTGCTTTCCGACTTGATAGAAAACGTGAGTACAACACTGCAATTATTGAGTTTTCATGTGGTGAAAAAGTTCGTACAGTTGCGAACCCGTATTACCCTTGGGCGTTTGCAAAAGCAAAACAGCAGTAAATGAGAGTCTCACTGGCGGACGTAAAATGCCAGTTTTTGGTTACTGTAGCTCAAAAACGAGAGAGCGATTGCGATAAACTCTAGGTTGTCGGTGCAAGTCCGATCAGTAACCACCTTGGGACAATACCTTAACGGTTAAAGGACTCCGCTCATAACGGATGCAAGTCTCAGTTCAAATCTGAGTTGTCCTACCAAATAAAATTGGATGATTATTCTCGTAAGGGGCGAGGGGGCACTGTAAATGCTCTGTCTTTGGCACTGTTGGCTCGAATCCATCATCATCCACCAAACACTACAAAGATTATGAAAGAAAGACAAACACATGGCGGGAAAGGCGATCTAGCCAGGAAGATAAACAAAGCCAAGTATGATGCTAATTTTGATAAGATTTTTGGAAAGAAGGACACAACAGCACCACTTGTTGCTGAAAATACAAGTCGAATTGAATCTCGTCAGGATTCTAAAGAAGTAGGCTAACGATATTTGTGTCCCTGCGTTAGTAACGAGAGTTCATGGCGATAGTTTTCTCTGATTAACTTGCGCCGCCTTTAACGGGACAGCACTTGGCAAAAAGCTCTGTTTGAAACTCAAGCAACTAACTGGTTCGATTCCAGCCTGTTCCACCAATGTGTATATGCCTGTCCATATTACCGTTGACAGGGGTTGACAGTGGCATTGTCTGTGGTGCGATACCATCAAAGCGCATCTCGGTGGTAACGTGAGAACCAACCAGTTTATCAATCGCACAATTTGATAAACACCCAGCTCGCCCACCATGTGTGGAAGGAGTTACGGATTCGGTCAGCGAATCCAGCCCGTGCTAAGTGAGACCGTGTGGCAACGCAGGTTGAAGTCCTGAAAGCACAAAACTCCAGCTTGCAGAGGTTAAATGCAAGCAAACACACAAGTGTATAACTGAATACTGCTCCAGCTTGCAGAGGTTAAACGCAAGCACTATCTATTATCAGGAGAATTTAAATGCAAGAGTTTCAAGAAAGAGTGATTGAAGAGCGAAATGATTTAGTTGAAAAGCTAAACAAATTACAAGAATTTTTGGGTAACCCTGAAGCTGTTAGTAACTTAATTCCTGGTGAAGAAGCTCGGTTACATTGCCAGGCAGACATCATGGAGCGGTACATTGAAGTTCTGGATGAACGTATCCAGTATTTCCAATAAGGTTAAACACCTCCAGCTTGCAGAGGTTAAACGCAAGCACTATCAATAAAGCATCGCTCGAACCATACCGCAATTTGGTTCCTTGCAGCGGTTATTCGTGAGTAAGCGGGACAGTCGAGACCCTGCCCTCATAGCTCGTTCATTGAATTCGTAAGGATTCGGGTTACTACGATAGGGATGAGAAACTGACTCGTAGGACGTAGGAAACGGTGCTTTATTGATAGTCCTCCTGAACTCAAGGCTTCGCAAGAAGCCTCTTTTTGAAGTGCATTGTCTAAGTGCATTTCACAAAGAATTCATCACACAGTTCTTTATTCTCGCCCTAGAATTAAAACTTGGGAGTCAGGCTTGTGGACGGTACTGGCGGATAAAAGATCCACTGACTGCTAGGAAGAGACTGGCATCTTAGAGTGTTTAGATTTTGCTTGTCGCAGGGCTTATAAATCTAAGAACTTTGTTCTACCCTTATTAGTTAGAAGACTGCGACCTTCTAGTTGATAAGGGTTTTTTATTATGGAGGTATTATGTCTCATTTAGGTTTAGATTTAGAGTTCTTGATGGTAGTTATGGCTGGGCTGAATGCAGGTGCTTCATCTTATACACAACTAACTAGGGGTGAAGAGCTAATTCTCAGATTTGGTAACGACCACGCAGTCATTTTCACAGCAGAAGATTATAATTACCACTTGGCAATGCTTGAGCAAGAGGGTTATCTGCTGTTACACGATTCTAAATACAGATTAAGTTTAAAAGGCTGGAGTGTTTTTAATAAGTTGAAATACTTAGACCGAACTGATTCATTTAGTTGGCTGGATGGGGTTGGTTTGGACGATGCTTTAGAATACGTTCCATCAGGTTCAGAAGTAATAAAAAGTATCCAGGTTAATTTTGATACAGGTACTATTTACGGTGTCACGAAGGGCGGGGATGTTATAGCCAAGCATAGGCATAAAAAGGAAATAGAAGTATTGCTGCAAAGCATATAAGGTTTTAATCAAAGGCTCAAGCATAACGCTTGAGCTTTTTCTTGTACAAAAAAAAAGGATAAGAAATGACAGACACATACGCGATCTTGGATTTCAACGGCTGTATTATTCACAGCTACAATTCAGGAAAAGATCCAGATGCTTACTTGGAAGATGGAAAGTTATTAAACACACCAGGGTATGGCATCCAGGTATTGCTAGAACGGTACATATTACGAGTAGCTGCGTACGTACCACTGAATCATATCATCATCGTTGACGATGATGTCAAACCAGACAAAGAAGGTAAATTTAAAGACTTCCGCACGTTGCATGAGCCAAAGTACAAAAAAGCACGCAGAGAGAAAGGACCATCACCAGAGATGAAGTATCTCCCAGAATTGAAGCGCCTAGCGATAGAGTTAGTCGAAGCAATGGGGATTCCATACGTGACCTTAGCGAATACAGAAGCGGATGACGTGATTGCTTATCTTGCGATGAATTTACCAGGTGAAAAGCATATTTACACAACGGACGGTGATTTAGTAGCACTGGCGCAGTACCCAGGTGTAAGAATTTTCCAAAAATTAGTAGAGACATTTAATTTTAAGGGTATAGCACCGAAGCATGTCAATTTGTACAAGTCGTTATGCGGTGATTCGTCTGATGGATATGGCGGTGTTAGCGGTTTTGGTCAGGTCAAATGGGATGCATTAAATCTCGCTCAAATCAACTATTTGGACGATGTTATTTCTAACAAGAACTTTGAAAAATTAGAAGCGGCTTATGCTAAGAGTCAAGATAAGTCCCTGAAAATTCTGTTAACAAAGCAAGAGGAATGGATATTAGCGTATGACATCCTTGCTAAACTTCAGCCTCAACGGGTCAATAGTAAACCAACAGAAACTTTCTTTGATGAAGTGTCAGGGCTTACAGTTAAGATCAAAGGAACAAACTTCAACAGATTAAACTGGGTTAAGAGAGTACCGAACCGCGCAGATTTGTTAGCAGTATTAGCACGAGCAGGGACTGATTACATGATGGATGTGCTTGAACAGTTCATGCCAACCCAGACGCTTGTTACCCCCGAAAACTTGAATTTAGAGGAAATCAAAGACCAGATTATGGAATCTCGTTATGTTTCACTCGATTGGGAAACTTATCAGGAAGATAACGCCAATTTTAAGAAGGCAAATCAAGGTAAAACATATGTAGATATGCTAGGGAGTAGGATTTCTGGCATGGGCATTACAATCGGGGATAACCTTGAACACACGTATTACTTTCAGTTCGATCATGCTGATACTGAAAATAACTTAGACAAGGCGGTATTACTTGATATTTTGGACTCGATACCTTCAGATATGCCTGTTGTTGCGTTCAACTCATATTTCGAGATTTCTGTATTGCTTGCTGAGTTCAAAGCCACATTACCGATCATGCACGACCCGATGATTATGCACAAGCATATTGATGAGTTGAGTGATAAGCATGGCTTGAAAGATTTGAGCAAACGCTACTTATCGTATGACCAGTTACATTACGAAGATGTAATTGAAAAAGAAAAAACGATGCGGGATTACACAGGTGCTCATGTATTCCAGTACGGGGCGGATGATCCATTAGTAACTGGACATTTGTACGACTTCTTCGCTCTAACTTTGAACCTTGAAAAGTCATGGGATTTCGTCAGAGAGTGTGAATTCCCTACAGTACAGCTTCTTGCTGAGTCGTATGTATCAGGTGTTAGTTTTGATATTGATAAAGCGGAACATCAACTACAGGAAGATAAAGTGGTGTATGACAGATGCGTCTCACAGATACGAACTTTGTTGGATGATAACCCACTTACATACGCAGAAGCATTGCATAATGCAGCAGTGCTTTACAAAGCGGATGTAGACCCATTTGGTACGGACAGTGACCCTGCTGTGCACACATTAGCTGAAGCATTAAAATACTCTGAGTATAAAGAAATCCCTCTAACTGGCACGCAGAAGATAGCAAGATGGACAGGAACGGAATTAAACTTAGATTCACCATTGCAAATGCAACGGCTGTTCTACGGTACACTAGGATTACCCATCAAAATTCGGGACTTCAAAGTATCAAAAACCCGTAAAAGTAAAGGATTAGAAGGAACTCCGCAAGTAAACAGTGATGCAATTGAAGAAGCAATATGTTCTGGTGACGCTGTTGATTGGAAAAAAGAGGTGCTTGAATGTTTTACTGAAGCGAAGAAATGTGCGACCAGGATCAAACTTTACTACAACAAGTTCCCTTTGTGGGTGCATCCGATTGATGGCAATGTACACCCGCGCTTTCAGTCTTGCGGCACAGAAAGCCGTAGACCTACTGGCGGTTCACCAAATTTACTCCAACTTGGGAAGAAGGGAGAAGGTGTTAAAGTTAGAGAATGTATCGTACCGAATCGCAATAAGGGTCATGACTTAGTCTGCTCGATTGATTGGGATGGTGAAGAATTGCGAGTTATGGCTGGTCTATCAGGTGATGCAAACTTAACCTCATGTTATGTCGGTGATAACTTAAAAGACGCACACAGTATCGTTGCTGCTCAAATCATGGGATGTGACTATGATGTATTCATAGCCAACCGTAAAAGTGATGATAAAGAGATTTCTAAGAAGTATGATGACATTCGTAAGGCTGCGAAAAACGTAAACTTTGCTTCAGCATATGGTTGTGGAGTTCCAAAACTAGCCCGAATGGTAAAAGTAGACGAGGACACTGCAAAAATGTACTTGGATGCAAAGAAAGCATCATACGCACGCCTTGAAGAGTGGAAAGAAGAAGTTAAAGAAGATTTGAAGCGTGATGGAAAAGTAACAACGCTGATGGGAAGCGTCAAGCATGCTTATGATTACTACACAGAAAGTGCTAAGGACATGCAAAGTTACTACGAAAGATCGTCTGTTAACTATGTTGTACAAGGTGTATGTGCTGATTATTTGAAAAGCGTATTAGCCACATTGCACAAATCAAGAACATTTAAAAGGCACAATGCTGACTTGATTGCACCTATTTATGACGAAATTGTGTTCTCGTGCCATTCATCCCAAGCAGTATCTTTGATTAAAGAAATCTATGCTGCGATGACGGTAGGAATCCCTGGGATACCAGTAAGAATGCTGGCTAACCCTGCTGTTGGAATCAACTTTGGAAAGCAAATTGAAGTGCTCGAAGATTGTAATCAGATTTTAACAGATGAACTAATCGTAAAAGCTATCAATAAGGCTATCAGTCCCACACTCTAGCGTGTTACAATCTGAACAGTACGAACGCATACGCAGCAGTTTATCTGTTGCGTATTTTATTATTTAGAAATTCAACTTGAGAAATGATATGAGCAAAGAAGAACACATTCTGGCAGTAAAAAATAAAAATGTTTGGACAAATGGGTACTCAGAAATCCCAGCAGAACTAGGTTTGTCTGATATTTTTGGTGCGGAAGATTTAGTGATTGGTTCACGAGAATGGTTGGAAGAGGATGAAGGCTTTTTACAGCTGATTCCGTACTGTGTAATCACTTCTGAAAATGGTAATGTGTTAGCTTACTCAAGAACAACTCAAACAGGCGAAAGTCGGTTGTCTGGTAAAGTTTCAATTGGGATTGGAGGTCACGTTAATGTTGAAGGGTTGAAACAGAGATCTGGAGTTATTGATACACTCGGCACAATTATGAACTCTACGTACCGTGAATTAGATGAAGAAATTTCACTCCCGCTAGACACTGATGCGCCGTTTAACATTCAGTTTAGAGGGTTTATCTACGACCCATCTGACGCGGTTGGAAGAGTACATCTTGGTTTGCTCATGGACTGCAAAATTGCACCAGAGCTTGAAAATTTAAAACATAAGTTTTCTTCTGTAGACAAAGGTATCAATATTTTAGGATTTTTCCCTAAAGAATACTTGTTAAACTCAGATGAAATTTCACTTGAAGGTTGGTCGCGTATCGCGTTAGAGGCTTTGAAATGAGATTTTTAAACAACGTTGTAGTTATATTGGTCTGGCAATTACTACAAATGTGTAGGTTGACATTAACCATGATTTCCAACCCAATTTTGATTCTTTTAAGATACAAATGGTTTTTAAAACAAGAAGATGACATTATTTGGGATGTTACTGTACAGTATGAAGAACAAATGATAGCTGTGACTAAATTTGTAGCGAGGTACTGGAAATGATCTGCATTTTTGATACAGAGACAACAGGATTCAAAGGGGATGTGATGGAACTTGGTTCCGTTATCATTACTGATACAGGTGAAATGTATCACTTTAATGAACGGTGCAAGCCAATTGAGCCAGTTTCAAAAGGTGCTTTTGAAACGCATGGCATCTCTGATGAAGACGTTGCGGATTGCAGATCATCTTCTGTAGTCGTAAACGAATGGTTCAATGATATAAAAGAACTAGCATTGCGAGTCAAAGAGGATGTAGTATTCTGCGCTCACAATCTTGTTTTTGACATGGGAATTTTAAAACAGCACATTTCCTTAGAGCCTGAAAAAAGAGTCTGTTCTTTAGAAGCCGCACGTAGGCTTTTCCCAGAGCTACCAAGTAAAAGTTTAGGTGATTTATACACTTATTTCGGGCTCAAGGAAGAAGTAAAAGCACATTCAGCTTTGGATGATTGTCTCATGGTTCATAGAATCTTACCTTATCTCATGTCAGACTACTACGCTGAGGCGCATTACCAGTTACCTTTCGCCTTAGAAAAGGCAAGATTAAAGGCAATTGAAGACGCAAAGCCACCAAAAATGCTTGAGCGTGTTCTTACTGGAAAAAAGAATAAGGGAAAACTTTTTACAGATGTAACGAAATCAGATTTAGAGTGGATGTACAACAACATGTTGAATAACAAGGATGTTATTTACACAACAGGGGTACTTCTTGGCAAACACTAATGATGGCAAAGCACTTGAGGGTAAACTTCAAGAAACTTTGAAAACATTTGCAAGTAAGCAACGAGGGTTTAATCATAGGTTTCCTGACACACGCACAGCGCGATCAGGAATAATTCCTTCGCAACCAGGCGATTACATGCTTTTAGTCCCAGGAAAAGCGATATTGATAGAAGCTAAAAGTACGATTACCGAAGCTCATATTTTTACGTTGGCGCATAAGAACAAAGTACAAATTGCACAGCATAGGAAGTGGCATAGGTCTTGCCACCCTAGTTTGTACCTCTGGATGGATTTAAAGCATGACATCATTGAGTTTCATGATGGAAGAAACATCGTTGAAAAAGTAGATAAACCACTATTCGTAGGCAAGAGTAAAGATATGTTATCAGCACTTAAAAAAATTGTAGAGGATTTAACATGAAAGTAGAAACATTAGACGGAGTGGATTACCAGTTCGCCAAGATCAAGTCAGCAAGGCTTGTTCAGGGTGTGATTACCATTATCAACTGCCATAACATCAGCATAAGTTTTGTTAAGCAATCGGAGTACCCAAACGGGTTTAAGCAGATGGATTTGGGTGGTATTTTGAAAGATGCTGATTTTTCAGCCTTAGCTAACCATTTTTATTTGAGTGATTTCTGATGATTAAGATATTTTCTGATCCACACATAGGGTGTACTCGTTCAAGCCACACAACTACAGCCAGTCGTGAAAAGTTAAAAGAGCATTTGTACTCATCTGCGATTCAACAAGTAACGTTTGATAACGATGATTTTGTTGTTTGTTGTGGTGATATGTTTGATACGTATTGGTCAGATTCACGTAGCCTACAGCTTGGCATGGAAGTTTATCATGGATGTGACTTAGTGCTCGAAGGAAATCACGATCACGCAAATAGAATGAATACGGACTCGTCCTTGTCATTCTTGAAGAAGTTAAATTCGCATGTCCGAAACGAAGCAAATCAGCCAAAAGTCAATTATGAGTTCCACAAAGGTATTACCATGCAGGTGATTCATCATAAGTTTACTCAAGATTTGTTTGATGAAGCCTTGTCTAAGGTTGTTGATGGAGACATACTTTTCTTACACTGTAACTATAACTCAGGATATGCAAAAGATGATGCGAGCCTTAACTTAACTAAAGAACAAGCTGAAATCTTGCTGACCAAGGTTAAACTGATTTTTATTGGACATGAACATGCTTACTCGGAACATTTTGGTGGAAGACTCATCTTGACGGGCAACACACACCCTACATCCTTTTCTGACATTTCTGATAAATATTCTTGGAGCGTTGATCAGGATTTGAATGTAACGAAAAAGCTGATATGGGATGCAAAGAAAAACTCTATTAAGTTTGACTACAAGTCCCTTTTTGAAGACATTTATTTAGACGGCTATCAGTTTATTGAGATCACTGGTGTAGCTGAAAGATCAGAATTACCAGCGATTGCTCGTGCAGTCTCGAATCTTTGGAAAACTTATTCTACGGCATTGATGATTAAAAATTCAGTAGTCTGTGAAAAACAGGAAGTCAAAGTTGCTGAAACGACTAAGTTTGTAGATTCGTTAGCTCAAGTGACATCTGAGTTACATGATACAAAATTGAAAGAAATATGGGAGTATTACATGGAGAAGCTAAGTGAGACTGATTAGTATAAAAGAGTTTGCAAAAGAAACAGGCAAGCCAAAAATGCTAGTTAAGTCCTATGTAAAAAGTTTTGGATTGAGACCTGCGGGGGTCAATAGCTTTAAGGATTTTGTTTATGATCATAACGCATTAAAAAGAATTGTAATGTAAGCCATGAAAACTTATCAAGACATAATGGACAGACTTGGGGTGACTAGAATGCAAGTAGAAATGGCATGTTACTCTGGAAGAATCCCCCACGACTGGGCTGACGATGAAAAACTAGAGTTCTACTTACGCATATGGCAATTAAGACTCAACAAAAATAAGGACAACAGTAAATGATTTACAAATTAGCATTAAAAAATTTTCGTCAACACGTAGACACTGAAATTGATTTCAAAAGTGGATTAAACTCACTAAGCGGGGACAATGGAGCGGGTAAATCTGGTGTCTTGAAAGCAATCATGTATTGTCTTTTTGGAAGCGCAGCTACTGCGAGTAAAAAAGAAAATTTAACTACGTGGGGAAGTACGGAGAAAATGGAGTGCCAACTATATTGTAGCATAGGTGGAAAATTCACTCACATTATTAGGGGGTTAGAAAAAGCTGCGATTTATGTTGCAGATGAACTAGTCGCATCAGGTCATACTCCTTGTACAAGATGGGTAGAACAGGAATTAGGACTTGACGCGAAGGCGTTTAAACACTTATTGTATGCACCCCAAGGCGAGACGCAAGCGTTGTTAAAACTGGGTGCATCTGATTTACAAAGAAAGATAGAGCTAATAACTAAAGTTGATGGTATTGATAAAATCGTCAAGCTAGTTAGCGAAGACTTGTCAGTCTTAGCGGGTAAGCTATCAGTGTTACCTCCTGTTGAGGATATACAGGGGCTAGAATTAACCGTATCTTTGTCACGAGCTGATGAGGATGCATTAACTACGTCTATTAGGAGTAAAGAGAGCATGTACGAAGAAAACCAAAAAACCCTTGCAGATCGTAGAAAATTCGCTATGGAAATGGCAGCGGAGTTAAAAGTTACACAAAGGGCTTTTGCTGAGAGAGAAGCACTCACAGCCGAATTAGGCAGGGTTAGTGAAGATTTCAGAGTAATCGAAGCATCACAGCCTGCTCGAACAGTACCTCAATTAAACTTGGAAATTGAAGCAATCAAACTTGACTTGACAAAAAAACAACGTGCTATTCAAACATCAGGGGACAATTCAAAATACGTCTCAAGAGCAAACAAAAAACACGAAGATGCCGTAATCTCAATATCAAACCTTAAAGATAACAAAATTGGTATTAACCACAGATTAGGATTAGTACGCTTAGTTGAAGATTCTGAAACAAACGTGCATAAAACCAATAAAGACTTAAAAGCGGCATCAGAGCAAAAAACTCACTGCCCAGCATGTGAACGTAAGTATGATGACGTGAACACAGAAGCATTCCAAGCTAGGGTTGCGAAATTAAAGGCTGACTATCTTTTAGCAATACAAGACAACAGAGCAGCATCTCTTAGCTTGAGCGCGTTTGATGCAAGCAGCAGCAATGCTTTTGTAGGGTTTAAGGACTACGATGAATTAGAAAACAAGCTGGGTCAGGACGTAGCTCGTACATTACAAACTCTAGTCTCAGCAAACGCTGAGTTTGAAATCCTTAGTGACGCTGAACTCATTTATTTAACTTCAGTAGTGCATAACGACAAGCTAGATTTGGAGATTAAATCACGTGACTTGATAACTGCGTTAGCATGGGATCAGGACTGTGTCGTGATTATCAAACAAAAAGCACGTATCTTGAGCAGACTAGGTGATATTGAATCAGTTACATGTGGATGGACAGAAGAAGAATTAGTTGCCCTTGAGCAAGAAATTGATGTCATGCAAGTAAAGGCACAAGCAGATTATGTGTTGCTTATGGCTGAAAAATTTAAACTAAAAGAGGCAGAATCCCACAGTCTAGCGTGTGCCAAACAGCTTCTTGAGTCTAAACAGAATGCTGAAGCACGCAAAAAAACTGAATCAGAACAGGCAGATAGAAAAGAATTATCCTTGTTTCTTAGAAATAATCGCGCACGTTTAATGACAGGTACATGGGACACTATTACAAGTTTGACAAGTGCCTATGCAAGTGATATTACAAGTGGATTATTATCAAATTTGATTAGAGACGATGCAGGTGATTTCTTAGTGACGGAAGGTTACATCACAGTTCCTGTTTCAGAATTATCAGGCGGTAGACAATCTATTATTGGTTTAGCCCTAAGAGTTGCATTAGTCCAAACATTCTATGGTGAGCATGGGTTTATTCTGTTAGACGAAGTAGCAAGTGATTTGACAGAAGAAAACTCAGCAGCTGTTGCAGGGTTCTTGGCGGGACTGAATACACAAGTAGTTTCCGTAACACACAGACAGGGTGAGGCAGTAAATGCAACAAACATTATCCTACTTTGATTTTTCACAAGTTGAATTAGTGTTGAGGCTGATGATTGTATCAGCCTTGATTTTCGCAGTTAATCATAATGACAAGTTGAGGTAAAAAATGGTACAAAGTAGAATTGCAGCTCCACCTAGACTAAACCCTAATTTAGAGCACGCATTACACGATTTTGAAAGTAGGCTGGAATCACCATCTAAAGCGGTAAGAGATGTTGTAAATGGGGCAACAATGCTTGAAACAATACTGGGCAGAAAAGATGACCAAGACAAACTTGATTGGACTCTGCTCCCATTCGGTGCGTTGAAAGGCATTGTTAAGGTGTTAATGTTTGGAGAGCGTAAATATGCTCGAGACAACTGGAAACACGTCCCAGACGCTAAGAACAGGTACAAATCTGCATTTCTTAGACATTACGTTGAGTACCAAGAGGGCAACCCACTCGATGAAGAATCAGGCTTGCCGCACTTGTACCATATGGGGTGTTGTTTATTGTTTTTAATTTGGTTTGAGGAGCAAGCGTAATGCAATTAAAAATCACACTTGAAGCTGGGTATGAGCAGTCTTTAAAATTTATGAGCTTCAGTTACTTAGATGAAGCAGATGATGTGGATGAATGGTGGGAAAACCAGCATCCGAAAGCAATTAAACGTGCAGGAATTCTGGCATCTAAATCACCAGAACACGCGAAGTTCTTACGAGCCATTCAGGTCTGGGTAGAGATTAAAGCAACACGAGCGTACTGGCAAGAATATGCAACATACAAGGTAGGTTCTACTGAGTTGTCAGCATCTACCATGCACAAACTTTCTAAGCGCAGACCAGAAGCCTGTGACTTTTCTGTTAACACACCTTTCATAGTCATTGAAACGTTTCAGAAAATTTGGGATGTGCACAAAGCAGGGGAAATTGATTTCATGGCTTTGAAAGATTCTCTCCCAGAGGGTTACTTACAAACTCGTGGTGTTAACCTTAACTACGCTACCTTGCGTAACATTATTGTGCAAAGAAAAGGGCATCGTTACAAGTATTGGGACGATCTTATTGCACAAGTGATGGAGCAGATTGAACATCCTGAATTACTTGAGGACTTACTATGATTTCATACTTTGCTAGTTATGGTATTGCAACAGCAACTGTTAGCGTAGTAGTAACTTTACTGATGATTTGGGCATACTTACCCTATGATTAAAGTTAAAGAACTAAAGTTTCATTATCAAGGTGATGTTATCCGAATCCCTGTAGAGAGAATATGGGGATTCTCAGTTAAAAACACTGTAAGTCGATTGGACTCAGTTAAAGGTTTATCCTACTTGACATTACGATTGGATAGCCCACCTGAAGACAAAGAAGTGTGTTGTTCAATGCAAACGTGTTGGCAACCAACACTGGATTTTTTATTAAAATTAAAAGAAGAAAGGGAAAGTGATGAATGAAAATAAACCAGCTAGGCACCATAACTTCAAGGACATAACAGGAAATGTTTATTCTAGGTTAACCGTTTTGCACTGTGAGGGGAGGAAAGGTGAGTCACCAAGATATTCTTGGGCATGTAGGTGTGAGTGTGGGAACGTGGTATCCGTTCTAGGGTGTAATTTGGGGCGCATAAATGGAACTCAGTCATGTGGTTGTCTAAGCCGTGAGGTATTACATAAACGATCTTTCAAGCATGGAAAACTTGGCTCTAGTGTGTACAACTCCTGGCAGTGTATGCTACAAAGGTGCAACAGCAAAAATGATGCTGAGTACAGCAACTACGGGGGTAGGGGTATAAGTGTCTGCGAGTCATGGAGAACTTTTGATAATTTTTATGCAGATATGGGGGATGCAGGTGTTGGGATGACACTAGATAGAATAGACAACAACCAAGGGTACTACAAAGAAAATTGCAGGTGGGCTTCCAGAAGCGAGCAGTCCAATAACAAGCGAACCAATCTCAGATTCTTATTTGAAGGAAAGGACCAGACCCTAGCTGAAATTTGTGGGGGGAGCAAAAATGCTAAGTATTACAGGGTGCATTCACGGATACGGAATGGTTGGGACGTAGAGTCCGCATTAAACGTACCCTCAAACTCATCGTATCAAAGAACCAGCATCAAGCGTAAAGGGGAAAAGTTGTGCAAGTTATAAACAAAGCAGAAGCAGTAAATAATAGAAGACTTATTGAAGGTACTTCAGAATTTAATAAACTCATGCAAATTCGCCCCGTTAAGCACACTTGGGCAATGCAGATACTAGAACAAATGCAGAATAATTCTTGGGATCAGCGTGAAGTTGATTTAACAGAAGATGCAAAGCAATATGCGACAGGGATGCTTACAGATGGAAACCTACATGCTTACCGAAAAGCCTTAGCATTTTTAAGTAATTTAGACGGGATACAACTGAACAATCTGACGACAAATATTGGCAAATGGGTTACGAGCCCTGAAGTAACTCTTTGTTTAGTAAGGCAATCTTGGGAAGAAGCGTTACATGTCCTAAGCTACGCACAGATGATTGAAAGCATTGGTTTTGACCCTATCAAGGTATATTGGGAGTTTCTCGATGACCCAATTTTAGCTGAGAAGAACGAATTCATTGTCCAATCTAGTGAAATACTGGGGAAGGATTATTCCCCAAAAAACTTTGTCAAAGCAGTTGTTGCTAATATCGCTTTAGAAGGTATTTATTTTTTCAATGGGTTCTTAACCTTCTACACATTGGAACGTCAGGGGTTAATGAAAAACAGCGCAAAGATGATACAGTTAATTCAGCGTGACGAGGAGGGTACGCACTTACCTCTGTTTGTTAACATGTTCCGAACACTGAAAGAAGAGAATCCACAATTGTTCGATGAACAGCTGCTATTTGAATGCTCAGAAATAATTAGGCTTGCGGCGGCACACGAGATAGTTTGGGGGAAATGGATTATTTCAGGCGGTGTAATGGGTTTAACAGATGTTATCGTGACAGAATTTATCCAGTACCTTGCTGATAAACGTCTGACAAGCATTGGTTTAGACCCCATTTATGGAACCAAGAACCCCGTCTCATGGTTTGATGAGGCTAGTAATATCAATAATGGCGAGACTAACTTTTTTGAGGGAAAAAATTCCTCGTATGTTGCTGGAGGTAGTCTTCAGTGGGATTAGTGAATAGCAAATCAAAATCAAGATTGTAGGAACTACGGGGGCTAGAGCGATTTTAGCCCCTAAAAGTGAATAGCAAAGTGAATAGCAAATCACATTTTGTACTTCTTCACAATGTCCTCTCCGAATCGTCTCACTAGTTCTTCTTTGTGGGACAAGTCACTTTTAGCCTCAGCAGGTTTACTTGTTGGGGCTTTCTTTTGCGTGGTGACTTTCTTCGGTAAAGAATAAGCAAAGATTATACCGCTCACCCTCTTCCCACGATGTACTTGATCCCAACTCACTTTCACATCAGATGTTTCATTGATGTCCTTTACCACTGGGATTAGGACCTTTGCCTTGAAGTTATCCCACCTAGCATACTTATCACCTAGTTCTAACAGTTCTTGCAAATCTTCAAGGTCAATCTCCTTTCCTGTTCCTCCCCATCGTTTGAACAGCTCGTAGAATCTTATGCTGTAGATACATTTGAACCCAAGCACATTCTCGAGTTTGTACTGAGTGAAGTTTTTTGTAATGTCACTTAGCAGGTTTGAAATGCTTGGTGTGAAGAATAATTCAATAACCCCCTCTGTTGGTATATACGCAATTTCAGAAACCCAGCGTATTTTTCTTTCTGAAATTCTTTTGGATGGCTTTAACAGAACAACCCAGCGTTCAGCTAACCTGTTCACCGCATCGCGTAGGTTCTCATACGCACTTCTCCCTCCCACACCAACAAGGTCTTTGATGTCCTCAACAGACAGGACAAATTTAATGCTTGGGTCCAACACTTCTTTTGAGTTGACGCGGGAGATACAAGTCAAAATAATCCTGCTTTCAAGCACGGAAAGTTGTTGGGCAGCATCGATCAAGTCATTGTGTTTAACTACCACGAGCTTTTCTATGGGCGGTATGTGCGGCATTTTATCCCCTACAGACAAAATTATTATTGTAGGGGATAGTCCCTAATTTGTAGTGTTTCAGTCCCTAATCGGTAGGTAGTTCGTCCCTATTTGGTAGTAATTCAGTCCCTATTTTGTAGGGAGTAAAACCTCCACAACCCTTGTTATTCCTACAAAGTAGGTGTCGCTAAAAGAAAAAATAATAAAAATAAAAAAAGAGATTTTGGTTAGGTATTGGTTGCGGAAAAATAAACTTTTGCATAACCCAATTTCATGTGATAGCGTAATCGAAAGTTAATTTGGAGTCTAAGCAATGATAATAATCGTCGGTAGTGAAAAAGGTGGAGTCGGTAAATCAACTATGGCAACTAACATTTCTGTCTTTTTGGCAAAAGCAGGCAAGGAAGTCATTCTTGTTGATGCTGATCGTCAAGGTACAAGCTCCACTTGGTCTCAAGACAGAAAAGAATCAGGTGTTGAATGCGTCTCTAAACACGAAGATATTCAGTCAGCTTTAGAAACACTTAACAGCAAGTTTGAATACGTTGTTGTAGATTGTCCTGGTAGGGACTCCGTAGAGCTTCGTTCTGGGCTGATGGTGGCAGACATATTCATTTCACCAGTTCGCCCCTCACAAGCCGATTTAGACACACTCCCGAAAGTAATTTCATTGATTGCTACTTCTAGGGTCTACAACAAGAAGCTAAAGTCATATTGTGTGCTTACTCAATCGCCAAGTTCATCAACAGAAACAAAAGAAGCAAGAGAAGCCTTATTAGCTTATGAAGACTCATTAACTCCTTTAGAATCAATAATTTATGAACGTAGGTCCTACAGGGACGCTCTAGGTTATGGTTTGGGTGTGATTGAAATGAAAGATCCGAAAGCAACATTAGAAATGACAAACGTTTGTAAGGAGATATTTACATGGTTTTAAGAGCCAGAGAACCACAGGTGTTTAAAGACGCTAAACTTGCATCAGGTGCAGTTGATTTTGTGCAGTCATCACAAAAGACTACGTTGGCTGACTTATCCTTGGAAGAGTTGGCTGATCGGTATTCCCAAGTTGACATACAATCGCATATGATGAAAGGGTTGATCTTGTTAGAAGCAAGAAATCGCTTTGCATCTGACAAGGAATTTGGGCAATGGGTTGAGGCTACTGTAACATTATGTGACAGCAGAATGAATCGTAGCAGACTTATGCACTATGCTAAATTCTTCAAAGATAGGGATGCAACAGGGATTTCATTGACAGCAGGGTATCTAATCGCTTCACCAGCCAATGAAGATATTGCAGAAGTAGTTTATTCAATCGTACAAGGTCAAGACTTACCAGTCGAAGAAGTTAAGCAAATCATTCTAAAAACAAAAGGTATTCCTGAGTTGAAAACAACACAGAAATCTATAAACAAGAATCAGGCTGAAAAGAAAGTCATTAACATTGTGCATCAGTTTGAAAAAGCTGAAGCAATCGAGATACTTGAAAATTGTTTGCAAAGCGTGAAGCAGACTAGCGAGGATTAAAGAAAGCCCCTTAGTAGGGGCTTTTGTTTAAAACTGAAGATCAGTGTGAATTTCTACTAGCCAAAACTCACACTACCTGCTTTAAGTTCTTTCTTTGAAAGCTCTTGAATAGGCGTTGTGGTGCCTAGAATGACTTTACCTTCAAGTTCACTTTGATAAAACGGCACATCAATTTCTGCCAACTCTTTATCCGTTACATCAACGTAAATAAACTCTGCATTCGGTAACAAGTTCTTTACTTCAAAATAATTCATGTTTTTAACTCCAAAATTCAACAATAGTTCTTACAGCAGCTTGAGCATTTGTCGTAGCAAATGCTAATCGCGTTTTAAATGTTGCCAGTTTTGCCCCGCTGATGCCAAGCGTTTTTATTTTTTGCGTGATAGCTTTTGTGTTTTTAATCGAGGTCACTTTTGCAGTTTGCAAACTGGTGGCTTTTTTAAATCCACTAATTGCGACCGAAAAATTATTTTCCGCTTTAAACGACACCAACGTTGCCGAATTGATACCCCCAACTTTTGCTTTGCCGAGTAACGCGCTCAATCTCTTACTGCCAGGCACTTTAATTGTGCGAATAGGCGAGGTTTTGGTAAAAAGCGTTGTTATGTTTATCACGCTGGTATCACAGCTTGCGCGAGCGTCACATTAGAAGCCACAAACTGACTATTCAGATTTCCATACACTTTGAAGCCGTTAGCAGTAGGGGCAATTACTCGTGAGCCATCATAAGCAATAAATTGATTGGTGGTTGAAGGTACAAGCACGGTACTGGCCCCAGTTGCACTAAAAGCTGTAGCCAAATCTCCAGCACTATTTCCACCTAGTGAGAGCGTTTGCAACCCGCCACCAGCAGCACCTGTGCGGTGTAATGCGTGAATCACACCTTGTATTTTTGTCAACGTGATGGGCTGTGAGAGGGTAGTAACAACTGCCGCCCCCCCTGCTACAACTGCTGTAGCAGTTGGTGTTGGACTAACTGGGGATTGTAAAGTTAAACTAGATAATCCATTTACTCTTACTTGCTGGGTTGCTGCTGTTCCTGTGGTTGTACCATACTGCACCAGTAGAGTATTTTCATCAAGTAATAACAAACCACCGTATATGCCGAGTAACGCGACACTCAATACGATAATACCTACCGCGTTTGTGTCTGGATAAAACATAGCAATTCTTGCCGCTGCGCCAAGTGTATAGCGACAAAAACCGAACACAGTGCCATTTTTATCAACCACCATATCAGAAATGACGCAGGTATTAGTTGCATCTCCAGTCACAATCGGGATAGCCGCCGAAACGTTTGCGGTGCTAAAGTTATTAACGGGGATTTTTCGTACATTTGGGTTTAGAGCTACGGGAGGGTTTGATACGACGACAAAAGTATCAGTGACGGCTAACGCAGCCGCACCGCCTGAAATATCAACTGCTGAAATCGCATCTGTTCTAATGTCAATGCGGCGCACTGTATTCGTGTTTGCGGTAGAACCAACATAGACATAAAACTCGCCGTCATAAACAATATCAACTAGCGTAGTGTCTGATACCAAAACAGTTTCGACATTCGTAATGGCGTTCCATTTTGATACACCAAACGATGTAATGAAATAGTAAAACCCACCAGTTGAAATCATATCCGTTGGTCTAGCGCCGCTGGGAAGAATGTAAGTGTTGGTAACTAAATTAGTAATAGAGGATAAATCGTAAGCTGCTATAGGTTTGTGGTGAGTATTCAAAACCCAATGGTCTTTGTCTGTTGCACCTGCACCATAATTGCCGTTTTCATTTGCGCTCACCTTGATGCTGCTCATATTGTTGCCGACTGGCGAAATAAATTTTAAGCCGCATACCGTGCCATAATTAGCAACATAGTTCCCTGCATAATTGAATAGTGGTTTAATTGGGAATGCCATTTTGCTCGTGATGTCCCACGCATTAGCACTAAATTTATTGCCACCATTACCCAAATACTGCGTAAACGCGCTTCCTGTGTTGTGCAACCAGTTTGGATAGGACACGATGCCGTAATCGGCAGCAAAGTTTTTCGCAGCATTCACCCCTGTTTCGCCTGAGCGGGTTCTTGGCATACAAATTAGCGGAAAATCAGTACCACCAAGAGGTCTTCCTATTCCACCTATGGTTGCTGCACCTAGGGTAAATAACACGCTATTCATCACACCCCAGCAAGGAAAGTTATTTGCAGCCGTGTCATTCACATCTTCACGCTCCATTTCAAACACGCCTGCCCATAAATCGGGTTCACTCAAAATGTAACTATGCACCACGCAAAAACGTTTATGCGTCACAATTAGCAAATCACATGCGCTCAAATTAAAATGAATCGGCGCACAACTGTAATAAGTGAAGGCTTCATTGACAGGCGTTTTTGTTGTGAGATTCCATGACTCGCAGGTCGAAACATTGATTTCTTGCACCAGCTTATGAATACGCAAAATTAAATACTTGTAAGTTAAGCCGTCGATATTGGGTGAGCGATACACCTTCGTGACTTGGGTATTAGCTGGATTTACAGTATCGTAGAGAGTCCAGCCTGTTTCTCGCACGGGATTACTGCCTAAAATGGCATTGTCGATTGCGCTGATTAAATCTGCAAAGGTGCTACCTATGCCACTGAGTGTAATTTGACTGGTACTACTGCCAAGAGATGTTACGTTTATTGCCATTTTTGACGCTCTAAAATGATGGTTAAATTTTCGCTATTGCTTGCTTGCACAACATCAACGGTTAAATAATCTGACGCTAAAATGACATTTTCATTTATGCTAAAGGTAGCGATTGCGGATTTAAAATTGTTGGCTTGGGCCGTGAGTTCAAATAACGCTGCGCCATTCTTTTTAATTCGCACGGTAACAGGCGCAGTATCTGATTTACCTAAAATGAAATAGGCGTTAATTAGCGTTACGTCATAAGCTGGCGACCACTTTGCAGTGCCTACAAACGGGGAAAGGCTTCCGATTAAGTTTAACTTGGTTTCATAAGTCTGTTGTATCGCGCTTAAATCAATCCCAGCTAAACTTTGTGCGATTTGAGCAAGTTCATTTATGCCTTCAATTTGTTTAAGCGCGATTTTTGACATAGTTAGTAAGCGTATTCAATCAAAAGTGTGTCAGTGGTTTGCAAGGTGAAATCAACATCAAGCCACGTTACCGTTGTACCCAATACACTAAAATCAACACCAATTTTGTAGCGAATGCCATTGACAGTTAACGCTAAATCGTTAATGTCTTTTGGTGTCTGCGCTAACGCAAAACCTGTTTGACCGTTTGTTGTAATTGCGGGTGATTCAACAATATGTAAATGCGAAGCGGGTGACGATGCGTCAAACTCATCAATACCTTCACCTGCATAAACAATCGCCGATGGTGTCGATACGCCAATTTGAACTGATTCGCACCAGCGAAAATCAAACGTTGCGCCTGCTTGTAAATCAGCAGTAAAGTCAAACGCGGTTTCAATTCCAGACACAAGACTAAAAAACGACACTAACCATGTGCCACCACTTTCTGTTAGTCTGCCAAAGATTGACGATTCGTTTTCAAGGTCAACGAGCGGCTTACCTGTTGCTGCATTGCGTAAGAAAACTTTATTATGTGGCGTGGTTGTATAAACTCCAGCTAACGCATCAGAGCCGCCAGGAGCTTTACCTGTAAACGCAGTAGTTACTGTCACAGATGCAGCAGAAGGCACTGCGATTCCTGTAGTATTCCAGTGCGCTTGACCCACAAGTTGGTTAATCTGTTTACCTTTAATTTTTGACATTTTTCTATCTCTCTCTTAGTAATAAATTGTTAGAATATCCGAGTTGTCAACCTCTCCAGGTGTTAAGTCATCAATGTGTATGTTTACGCCGTCTATCGAAGTTGATGTTTCTATACCATTGACGAATGCCAATACTACTCCGACAGCAACATCGTCCAGTACATAATCCAAAATTCCTGTCTGTAAGGGTATTGAAACCTTACGAAGACCTGAAAGGTTAGACTCTCCAGCAGGTCCTGCTGGACCCGAAGGACCTACTGAACCTGAAGGTCCTGCTGGACCTTGTACGCCAATCGTAACTACATTTTCATTGCCAGGGGTTGCAATGATGTTGATATTATTTGAGCCATTGCTTGCAGCAAATTCACCGCTGCCTTTAGCAACAATGTTGGTTACGGCATTCTGAGCATAGACCAAATAAGTGTCTGTCACCGCACAACCTCTAAGTTTGGCTCGAGAATCCCAACAACAAGAGTGCTGGTGATCCCATTAGGCGAAGTTACCTCGAGACCAAAGATTGCTTTGCGGAACGCAATTGCAGAAGTAACAGAACTAGGAACATTCAACTGCACACCCTGAGCTTGTGGGATCATAATACCTTTTGCATCTTCAGCATCAGCAGTAACAATGACAAGTCCACCATTTACAGTGGTTAAATCAAATCCTGGTAACACTTCTTCAGCTGTAGGGTTTAACCTTGCCTGGAACTGAGCAGTGTATCCTGTCATATCAATAACAGAGTTATTCTTGCCTAAGTAGAAAAAGATCGGGTTTAAAGTTGCACCCTTGGTGAACTTAATTGTAATGTTTGGCGGTCTTAGATCTAATACTTGCATTTAACGCTCCTTGAAAGTAGTGGTATTGTATCATAGATAAGCTATTGATTACACAACAGTCCAGCCTTTTGCAGTGGCGAGTGATTCGTCAATGTAGGCTGTAGTGTCTTGAGATTTGAAACCCACCCCGAATACACCACTAACTGTTTGAGTAGTGTCTAACGTAACAGTATTGCCGTTTATGGCAGTGATGATTCCAGACACACTTGTGTTAATAATGTCCAATGCAAACTCTACCACCGTCCCTGCTGTAGCCACTGGGTAGTAATCTTGCGTGTAAAAACCCCCACTTCCGTCATTACTTGACTTGCTTGTTATTTTAAACAACTGCATTCCTGAGTTGGATGCAAATGGGTTTGACGAGGCTATTGGCAGCAATCTAGTCCCGTATCCAAGAATTGTAATCGTGCTGCTTGTTGGATTCACAAAGCGGTTATTTCCAGAGGCTTGTAATGAAGCAGAAAAGCTACTTGCGTATGCGCCGACTATCTTCATTCCCACAGCAAGTCCCGTACTGTCAGAAACAGTAATATCTTGAGACCCAGACACTGTAACAGCTCGCTTCATAACGGTTGGAGCGACAAACTTCCCGTTGGTTGTTAATTTCGGACTGAATGTTGATGCTATAAGACAATTGGTAATGAACCACTCAACTTGCGCTTTGTTCCAATTAAAGTCAGAAATACTTATTGAGCGTTTTAGATTTAACACAACAAAGCTAGTTATCTTATCTAAACCGTACTCACCAACGCCATACGCACTATATGCCAAGCTATTCAAATTCCAAACAGGAACAGCTTCTAGGTTGTAACAGTCGCTAACAATCGAACCCACATCCGTAGCTGCTGCTGTTGTGTACGATTCTGGAATAGTCTTTATCGTTACGCAGTATTGGAAAGCACCATAGAAATTAGTAACTGCACTGGTATCTATCAGTGGCAACTCTGGTAATAAATTGCATCTATAAAAACACTGGCTCATGTTTGTAACAACGCCTAGAGCAACAATATCTATCTTTTCCAAAAAGCCAGCCACATAAAAAGCCTGACTCATGTCTGTGACATAAGGTGCATTTACTTTTGCATATTTTATAAGTCCACCTCTAAACATATTCGGCATTTTAGTCAGGCTAGGTGCGGTATTTATCAACTCAATACTCGACAAGGCGATAAATGATGCTCCAAGCTGAGATGCTGACTGGCAAGTAAATCCTGGACCGCCAAATCTTATATCCAACCACCGAACTCGTGATTTTCTCGCAACATAGAATGCTGGCGATGCTGCATCAAGATGTTTTCCCAAGTCTAAATCAATAAACCCTCCAGCAACTGTTGGAGTCATTGTTACCACTACTTGCTTGTTGCCACTTGATAGCGCTGCATTTGAAATAGACGCAAAAGTATAATTGTGAATCGCGTAGGTCCCAGAAGCAAAAGTCTCTGTATTACCGTCACCCCAATCAATCGTGCAATCGCATGGTATTAGCGGAAAGCAGCAAACACTGTTTGCAGGTATCACCTCGAACAGCCCAGAGAAGCCTTCTGTAATTTCGGCAAGTGGCAGCCATTCTGCTGGTCTTGTCCAAGCCCCACCGCCAGTTCCAGTTCCAGTTCCAGGTATAAAAGCTGTCGGCGGATTAGCCCACACCGCAGTAGTTGCGCTGGTTGCTCTCAATACTTGACCTGCCATCGGCGGTGCTATTGTTGATATGTCAATCACACCCGTTGCCGTTTTAAGTCTTACGGCTGTTCCTAAAATTTCTGTCATAAAGTTGTCCATTCTGCGCTTGTAGCAGAGGTAGCGATTAAATAATCCCCATCAACAGGGTCGTTAGAGTCAATAACCACACCACCAAGTTTGCTTGCCGTGAGTAGTGTATACGGTTCATAAATTACCGTGTCATCAATAATGTCTATAGTGATTGTTGTTGACGCTGACCCATCGTGTGAGCTAACAGTAAAGGTTTCGGTTATAAGCACCCCGTTTTGCGAAAAGGCAGATTCAAAGTTTGCGGAGTAACTCCAATCCCCATTCTCGTCAACACTGAATAAGCCATAAGTCCCCTGGGTTTGAAATTGAGGTACATACTTATTTTCACCCAAGTCCGCGTCAACAACATTTTGTAACTTTCCAGTTTTGTAAAAAATAGATGAGCGATAAGCCGCTATTGACTGGGGGTTAGAAACAACAGCCACCTCCCCTGTTCCAGTTACATCAATGCTAACAACACTCAACACAGTCCCACTGTAGCTTCGGATACTGAAGATTTCTGTAACTGTTTGACCTTCTACCAATGACTCAACAGAATCTTCCGTTGTATAACTCCAATAAGCCGTCCCCCTGTTTTCTAGCTGGTGTTCGATGTAATAGCTAAAGGTTCCGTATACCCCTAATATGTTTTTACTAGAAACACTGGGTACCCCAAATTCATAGTCAAAATAGGTGATAACCCCGCTTGTTGTTTGAGGTGAATTTCCTTCTAAAATAGCGTATACGCCCACAGAGCTTACAGTTTCTGTTGGCATATCGTAGCCTGAAACGTAAAAATACAGTCTGACGTATTTAAAACTTGAATTTGTACCATTACTCGCCAAAGAAGAAATCCAGACGTATCCAACCGCAATGAAATTGCTTCCGCTGACGGAGTATTTGTACTGCGCCATAGGTATGGTAACTTGCCAGCTTCCGTCATTTTGCAGCGATAAACTATAACTAGGGTTGTTCGGACCGTCCCCAACTTTTGTTACCGTTAGACCCTCTGAAGTAACAGGTGTTGAGTAGTCTGCTATCCCATTGGGTGCACCTGTGGCGTAGGCAAAAGTGTATGAAGTTGCGCCGTAGTCGTGAGGAGTTATTTTCCCAGAAAGTATTAAGTCATCTTTTTGTTTTAAATATGTCGCTGAAGAACTTCCGAAAAGACTTCCAGTTAATACAAGTTCCATTGGAAAAGTAGGGGCGAGTATATCACAAAACAGCGTTGCGCTAACACTGTCCTGGACAGTAGTAACGGTGAATATACAATGTTCTCGTTGGTCGAGCTTTATTCTGTCTGGGCGGTATGTTGGGGTGTAAAACTTAAACTCCCAGTACCCGTTTTCAAATACAGTAAAATCTCCCATGTAAGACTCTGTCGTCTGTTCTACAAAGGTTATAGTGGTATTGTCGGGGTTGGAGTGAATAAAATTACCTGACAGAGTGTAATTAGCTGAAGCGTAGTTACTTGACCACGTTTCAAGTCCGCTTCTTGTTAAACGCCATGTATTACTCGGAAGCCACCCAACAACCAAGTTATACAGATCGCCAAACCCGTAGAGCCTCCCACCAGGGTCGTAAGTGAAAGATATTTCAGAATTATTAAGAGATAAATCTGTTATTTCTCCAATCGTCAATGCCCCTGTGATTTCCATTGATGCGCTTTCACCACCAATAAATAAAGTGTCTATATACTTTTCCCCTCCAAACAATTGCGTAACATCGTAATCCGCTAGGCTGTACGTAACTTTATAGGCATATTTGGGGAGTTTTTTAATCTCATAGTAAACCCCCTCTTTTGCAAATTGTGTTTTGTATCCCACAACTGCGTAGCGGTACAGTATCTGGGATATGTAAACTTCGCACCCTTCAAGCAAGATGTCATTTATCGAGTAGGCATATCTTTCAAATATAAACTTTCCGTAGGTTCCTTGAACCTCAAACGAGGCAATTGTTGGCTCGTTAAATATGCTTTTTTCGGTTACTACGCCGAATGGAGCTGTCACATCTGTTTCTGCAATGCTAGTTGAAGAGGGGTACTCCAAAAAACCCCAAACAAAGTCTGGAGACGTTGTTGTTAATTTAAGAGTTATTGCGGTAACTTCTGTGGCGGACGTGTAAATAGGGGAGTGCAGTGTCGAATTTATCCCTGTCAGCCTTTTCAACCCCACTGGAATCTCATAATAAATTTCTGTCCCTATAGGTAGATCGCTATTTTTTGCAACTTCGTTAAGCCTACACTCCCATACTTGGTCCTGCTTGTATTTAAAGTAGGGTCTAAAATAGAATGTAATGTAGCTATCGGGAACAACAGTGCCGTCATTTAACTTACCCAAAACCGAAACAGCATTTACAGTTACGAAAGGGTCGCCACCGAATGAGTAATACGCTGAATAGACTCCAGCTGTATTTGAAAACTCGAAATAAAAGGAAGGGTAATAAGATTCATAAGAAAACGGTATATAAACCATCTCAGGACTTACTACCTCATTATTCCTTTTAGCTAAAAATTTCCCCGTCAGTATTGTCGAATCTAGCTCATTATATGATGGCGTGTGAATTTGACTGGCTTCAAGATTTTTAAGCACCACTGACAAATTTGTAGTGTCTATGTTGTCTGCACCGATTATTCTAATAGTTACAACTCTATCAGTAGGTGAAATTTCACCATCAATAGTATATTTTACTGGAATACTTAACGTCTTTGTGTCGCCAGAATCAATTCCTTGCATTCTTACGGGGTCAAACTCACAAACCCATTTCCCATTAGGGAGTATCGTGAACAACCCATTTTCGACATCATAATTATTTACAGGAATGTAGGAGACTTGATACCCTTCCCCTTCGTCAAGATAGGACAAATCACCTTGAGCGAAGAAGCTGTCGTAAAAAACTGGCTCTGTAACAACTGTTTCCAATATTGCCTTAGTTTCTTTTACGATTGTCAAATTCACCCTGTAAGGCTGTATAGTTGTTTTTGTTGTGGTAGCCTTCCAGGACACGGGTCTTGTTGTGTAAAGTGGTCTCATTTCCCACACAGTCTTATCTGCTATTCCCCAAGTTGTAACCGTACCATCGAACTCTAAATTATCAATTGATTGGGAATAACCAGTAGCCACCTCCATGTACCCGCTAATCACGTTCTCATCTACGGGAATATATTTTGTCGTGATGTCCTCCCTGACCCTGTTTACTAAAATGTCTGAAATGGTTACGGAAGTGCCTTGCCTCAAGTGCCTTATGGATGCTTTGTTTATAACAAAATCCACCCCATCAATAACATCCTTAACACCCCCAGAAAGAGCAAGTGAAAGGTATTCGTCTAGTTTAGAACGCACAGTCTCTGTTTTGCTTATTGTCCCATATAGCGGCTGACCAGACACTAATTCAAACTTAACATCTCTTCCTGTAAGCGTTCCGTTCATTTTTGAATGGTTGGAAAGAATTTGTATTTTCCCATCTTTTGATGACATGGATAGGTTAAGAGTAATCTCTGGCAAAGTTTCTGTCTGGGCTTTGGGCTCATACTTAAAGACATAAAATCTTAAATTTTCCCAAAGTTCTTTTGTCTGTCCAGATGGGGTAGTTGCGCTTAACTTAATAGGTATGGAGACGTTGGCACCTACGTCACCAGTCGGCGGAGAGGTTATTTCATAAGTATAAGCCCCGTATTCTGTTATAGAGAATGTACCGTAACTTACTTGCTGGTTTACAATGGGGGTTATTGATGTTTGTAAATCTAAATTGTTGCCAGCCTCGAGTCTAAATATAGTGGCTATGATAGACCCAGTATTGATTATATCCTCAGCATACTGATCGTACCCTGAAACCCTACTCAAATAATAAGCTGAGTCGGCTTTGAGCTTTACCTCTGCAAGCTCTGCCTTCATGCGGTTGTACATATCCAACTGCTGCATTTTAAAGTCTAAAAGGTCTTTTGCCTCTTGTTCTTTTTCAAGTTCATACCTTAATGCAGCCTGGTATCTCGGGTCGGACGTTGTGATTCCTGTAGTCTTTCCAAATACGGCTGCTATTTCTGGGATTTCATCAATGTTCATCATTTTCAAATTGACAAACAGTGTAATTGGCAGAGCTGGTAGTTTTTTTAACCAGATGTAAAAACTCTCTTCGTTTATTCTTGTGACACCAGGGACCACTATATCGTTGTTTGCAAACGCATCCCTTTGGGCTTGAGTGGATATTCTAATTGTTATAAATCCGCTTCTTGTACATCTTAAAGTTACATGGTTTCCTTCAACCTCGTAATCATCTTCAAAAAACATTGGAGTGATGATAAGTTTTTTAGGGTCTTGCGGGTCAGGAGCAGCAACGGTCTCATAGGCGTAAGAAGCATCAAGCGGCATTTGACCACATACATAAGCGTAGTAGACCATGCTGAGGTTCATAAAGTAGTCGATTTCAAAACATAATGCACCGTCCTTCTTTTTATAGTCTATCTCTTTATCCGTTGTTCTTAAAAACTTCCTAGTGTAAGCATACTGAAGAGAGTCTTCAGAGATGGATGGTGTGTTCAGAGTTGCTGACTTAACTAGGAAATCTAGCTTTTCTATTTTCGCAATTAGACTCCAGCGATATTCTCTTTCCTTAGCAACAAACAAATCAGCGTCTGAGACAGACGCGAACAGTATGTTGGTTACTGATACTACTATGCCCGTAGTTATGCCGATACTGGATACAAAACTAGACAGGTCTCCAGAGTTTTTAAAGCCAAAATAAGCTATATTCGTCCGAATACTCACGCCACCAGGTTCTACCACAGTAGACAAGCCGCTAAGTGCCTGGTGAGATGTATTTGCCTCGGCAATAAGACGGTCATAGCTGTTTATCGTCGAGCCAATTGCATCTTCAACTATTGAGGCTATAGATGTTTGATTTGCCAGCGACACCATGTCGGCAGCACTGGAGTACACGTAGACTTTCGGTACCGCAGGAGGGTCTGGAGGTGTGTCTGGGATGTAATCATTTATTGCTACTATTCCTATCTTTGTGCCTAAACTCCCGTCAACAATAAGATCTTGTGCAGTTTTTTTCTCATCGCCGCTAAACCCATCACTGTTGAGTATGTTAACGTCAAGACTGATTGTACTTTCCATTATGCCACCTGCATTATTGCGACTACTCTAACGTCATTAGACGATACATATGCCGAGGCGTTGGCAGATTTACTCAATACACCTGCAGATACGAAAATCTTCACTGCTTCTCCTGCCGCAACGGTAAGACTATAACTTACAGAGAAATTCGCGTATTTTGGCGGAGAACCAACCGTGACCGCTGAATCCAGCAACTTAACTGCTGTTCCATCCTTCACCGTACCTTTGTAAATAGCAAAGACGCAGTCTGCATAATCCCCAGAGGAAAAAGACCATGCCCTAACATCCCCAGAAAATATAAGTGCATACTTTACCGAGTATCCTGTTCTGACTGGCAGGACCAGCTCCCCTGTAGCGAAAGTGCTTCCAAGAGTTTGCGTTAGCGATGCAGGTGTTAACGGAAATATAGAGGAAAATGTAGCCATTTTCACTGTCCCTAAAGTCTCTGGGGCAATGTAATTGGTTATGTTCATGTCTGGAGTCAACTGACCTTCGATATTAGCAAACAAACCAGTATTTTTTGTTGCTCCGTCCACTGCTTTTTTTCCGTTGTCGTTTACAACCTGCGACCATTTTTGCACAGCGTTATCAACTGTAACGCCTGCAGAGCCTATACCTTTCAAAACCCCAGAATCAATTATTATTTTGGTGTTTAATATATCAGCCACATCTGTTAAGTGGCTTGAGTGTGTTACCAGATTTGATGCTGCCTTCCAGCGTATTTGCTCCAACGCACTTTCATAAGATATAAAAACTGTTTTTCTCCCATTTTCCGCACCAGGGGCAGTGTTGGTGTGAATTACAATATCTCCAGCAGAAGAGTTTGAAGGGTAGACAAGCGGCTCATTTCCTTCTCCGTCAGTGTTGAACACAGCATTAGTTTTTGCTCTAGCTTCCCAGTTATCTAAAGTTTTGTAAAACAAAGTATTTGTGGTTTCAGAGAAAAACTCATCTGACATCGTTGCTTGAGCGTTTATATTAACCCAGCCCCCCGAGGCGCTTTTGTAGAGACTGTAGCTCTTGCTTGAAATGGTTCCAGATGCAAGTAAGAAGAATTTTTCTGCTGCAACAGAAGATGGCAAGGTTGTTCCGCTTGCACCCGTGAATTTTTTATTTATTGTCCCTTTCAAATCCCAAACATCAGAGGATTTTTTATAAACAAATCCCTTTATTTTGTTTACCCACACATCGCCGTTATTACCATCCGCACTGGTTGGGTCCGTTATTTTGTCGTAGGAAACACTTGTTAAAATTTTGAACTGTGTCCCGTCCCACACTGCCTCGCCGTTTGTATCTATGTCATATGTTTTTCCACCCGCCGTGAATGTCTGATTTGGTCCTGTATTTACCCAGTAATCACCAACGGTTAGACCAGACGTACTTGGAGGATTATCGGAGTGAATCCTTTTGTTCAACCCATCCACCGCACTCCAAGGTGTCTTCAACAATTCCCAAACACTACCATTCCATTTAGCAGATTCTCCTGGTGGGATCATTACACCCCCAGGGGCAGAGATACTAGAAGTACCTCCGTTTATAAAAATATCTCCAATATACACAATATCCGACATCTAGTTTGTTCCTGGTAACGTGGTTCCGTAGATAGTGATCGGTTTTGTTATGTCTACTAATGACCAGCTATCTGTTGTCTTTCTTCTGGTGTAGTATAACCCATTTTGAGTGTCGTAGAAACGAATGATAGTTGAGTTTGCCCCCGTCCCTTTATCAGGTGTCTGCCCAGCATCTAAGTTACCGTACCCTTCATTTGCAGACGCGAGTATCACAACTAATACCCAAAAACTTGAACGGACACCGTATAGCCGTTTTTGACCTACGTCAGGGTTCCAATAAAATGATCCAGGTACTTTTGGTTTATCAACTGCAATAGCCCCAGCAGTTGTAGCAGAACCTACCCATTTCCCTCTTTCATGCAATTTAGCGGCTGTATTTCTCCTCAACTGGTAATTAGCAATAACCACTCTGAATGCTGCAATATCAGTTATTAAGTGTGATTTTTGGTAACAGGTTTTGTAAGCTCTTCCACCTGTGTTGTTAATTACCCCCGTTGATGTGTATTCCTCTTTCTCAATACCCAGCAAGCGACTGAAGCGATTAACCACAAGTTTTTTGCCTGGCATGTCACAAATTTGATAACGAGTAACCTCCAACGCAGTAACTAAAGCATTGTAAGTTGATGTGTACCCTGCATCAGGGACACCGTAGAATCTGTATCGCTCTAACACATCAGCGTGTTCAGCTTTAGCGTCATCAAGAATTGCCTTCAATCCTGTCTTTTCTTTACTAACAATCACGTCATCATCAAGAATTGTGTCCACACCTTTCATGTAATCCACAATGGTCACAGTCACAGGGAGTTGAGTTTCTGGATCTGTCGTAACTACTGTTGCGGTAGGCTCAATTACGAGTTTTGCGGCTTCAGTAATAGCTGACTTTAACGCCACACGCACTGCAAGGTAATCAGCAATCACTAAATTAAACGCAATCGGATCAACCTTGTTATTACATTTCGTGTCACTACCACCTACATACCCCCCAGAACTACCATTAGCAAAGTAGACTGAAGTACCCGTACCAAACATACGTCTGTACCAATTTGGGCTATACGATTTTAAATTAGGTTTTAGCATCTCATGCCTAGTAACCGTCAACATAGTTTCTAATGCTGCAAACTTACTCGCGTATGTTGTTGTTATGTTGTACTTTGCAATATCAGCAGTAAATTTTTCCGATTCAAGTCTTGCTGTATCAAGAAGAGATTGTAAACTACCCGATCCAGATGTTTTTTCAGCAATAGAGATAACAGAATCGTTACCGAAACTCGCTGTTTTCGCTAACAAATCGCTTAAAGTTGCAAAATCTGCACCACCATCTGGGATATTTGAGTCAACACTGATAGAGTCCACAACCCAGGTTGTGCCATCGTAATGACTTCGTAATCCTGTAAGTTTGTCAACATACTGATCACCTTTTACAAACACGAGTAAAGTGTTCGCAGCAAGAAATAGTGCAAGTGTTTTTGAGTCAGAATAAATTTGACTTAGACTCAACCCTAAACTTATGGCTAATGCTTGTTTAGCAACATACATCTCAACAGCTTTGTTAAACAGAGACTCTAAAGAGGTAATACTTTTTAAGATAATATACGCATTGTTACCCTTAAAAGTCTTAATAGTTGTTACGTCTTGTGCAAATACATAAGTTTTCGTATTAAATGTATCTTGATTAGCATTGAGCAGAGTTAGGAGTTGTGCCCGTAAGGTAGTTAACGTATTTGTTACGTTATTGTTCACCATTAGTTTGTTATTTTTCTTCTCCCATGTATCATCTAGCCAGTTAAGCAACGTAGACTGAAAGCTATTGGTTAAAATAAGACCCCATTTTTTATCCAACTGAGATAATAGGTTTATACGGTAGTCCGTACTATGGTCAAATGAAGAAATACTTGTTAAAGTCGATTCTGATGCTGCCTTAGTTACTACATCAAATGCGTCTGATGCGGCATACCAAGCATCCCATAGGTTATAAAAAGTAATCACGTCTACGCGATCAACAAAAATACGCCTTAAACTACTCGAAGCACCACCATTCAATTTTGGCAGAAACGGTGTATCTGCTGAACTTGACGTTACGTTAAGTGCAGACAATGTAAATCTGGGTGTAGTCAGCCCTGTTTTAAGGTTATTAAACGCTGTAGTAACTGGTGTAATACTAGCTTTCGTTACCGCCGCAGCCATCAAATGGTTATTGTAAGAATCAGTTACTGCTTGGAAGCGAGCGTCTAAACTAACAAGCTCTCCAACGTCCATAATTAAGTCAGCGATTGTTGAAATTAAGCCTTGAGCTTGATCATTTGCGTTTAGCAAGAAAAGTGTAATCGCAAAGTCAATAGAAATTAGGCTTTTCTCATACGTGTCAAACACAGCGAGGAATAAAGCTTTGTCAGAAATAAGATGCGTCTTTTTCCGATTCGCTCCAGTTAAAAGATCAGACATAACCGTGCTTGCTGTGTTATCTGGCTTTGCCTCGTGGTATGTTTGAGTCAACAACTGGTTAAGCGCATTTCTGGCTGTTGTTATGTTGCTCGTGAGACTAGCAGGTATCCCCGTAAGTCCAGCTAGTTTAGCAAGGACATTACTATATTCTGAATCTGGGGTTGTCGCTATTTTGGCTAAGTAAGGGAGTACAAAGAACTTTTTTTCATATGGCTCAATTACTCCATCTTCTATGACATTATTGTAAGATATGCTTAATGCTGATACGTCTATGTTATTGAATTTTAACGCATAGCTTTGTGTTCTGCTTGATGTTGTGGGTGGACCATAAATAACTGTAGCCTCAGAAGCTAATAACGCTTTCACAGTTCTGTACGGCGTGATTCTCATCGTGTAAAAAGAATTCATTACGCCATTAAACGTGTAATGAAACGTCTTATGATCACCTCCCACAGCAGGTAAGAACTTTATGATGTCACCTGACGTTTTGCTATTGAGTGTGAAATCTGCGGCTACGTCTGCTGTAGAACCTACAACCTGAATAAAAAACCCGTCTATTGGTTGAACGATTTTACCGTTAACATCCACGTGTTCCCACTTCCAAGAAGCACGAAAATCAACCGTGCCGTCACCTACGTCTGTTGGGGTTGAAAAAACTACACTCGTGAGAGCATCAGTAATTGGTGTGGTAATCAGGTTATTATCAGCGTAGAAATCGGCTTTAGTCGTGACTAGTTCTTCAACTGTAATGCCGTCTAACTCAATAGGAGAACCCGCAGGGGCTCCTATCGTAGCGATAAGTCTTAATTTACCATTGTCATTAAAATAAGTTCTATTTGATAATTCATCGATGAAAATTTCGTTAGGTATTAGTTTCATTTTGTTACTTGAACCTCTTTAGTTAAGTTAGTTATCGTGTCCATTTCCAGCCGAGTTATATCTAAAGTTTTAGGGTGGATTACATCTAGTCCTGTCATGTCTAAAACAGAATCAATAACAGTTGCCCCTAGTACATTAAACTTGTACACAGGCGTTACGTCTACTGCTGTTACAGTACCTTTCCTAACATAGTAATAGTTTACGTCTTTAGAAATAGTAGCGTCTCTAGTCAAAGTTGCTGTTGTTCCAAGAATGGCAACTAAGCCCTGTCTAGGCGCATTACTTGGTACTTTTAAACCTGTAGAGCTTGTTACGGTAGTGAAAGAATCAGGAGTGTTAAACGTTTCACCAGCTTTAGTTTTTACTGTGGAGTGGGCTAAACTTAAATTCCCATGAATATCTTCAACGTACACCATAAACCCAAAAGTTGGTGATGGTAAATTATCGTGCACCTGAGCCGCATTCTTATGATCTGAAGCGTTATCGTGAAGCACGTAATTAAAGTAATCTTCTTTAGTGTACTTTGTGACAAGGATTGGGGAAGTAAATTCTCCAGGAATTACAACGCCACTACTGTTCAGTTTTGGTACTACCGTCTCTAGGTTGTAGAAATCAATTCGGTATCTTTTAAACCACGAATCAAGCTCTTCCTGAGAGTGGAACATCTTTTCATCTTCAAGGATGGTATTGATGTTTGTTTTAAAAGACAGTTTTAACTCCTCACCTTCAAATTCATACCTACTTTGATCTGGGTCATAGTCAAAATCACCACTAACTTCTACACGGAGCTTAGTCATCAAGTCCATTGTAACTGGCGTGAACGTACCAAAGAAGCTTTGTGGGTAACTTTTATTCGTAACAGTGTTTGTTACTGTATTGTACTCAACGTAAGCCCAGTCACTGTGTAACTCGCCTTCTACTGCTTTTACCGCAACAACCACAACAGGCAAAGCCCACCAATTATCCACCATGTCATAGGTCACATATTCAGTATCAAATCCACCTGTAACATTCTTTGCACCAACGTATCTGGGTATATTCATTGGGTTAGGAGTTAGGTTTCCATCCGTAGTCAGTACACGAATGGCATAGTAAATACCTGGTCTTCTTGGCATACCCGCATCAGACTCGCTTAACAACTTGTCTTGTTGTGCCACAGCATCCCTATGCTTCCAGTGAATACGCATGTATCCGCTATCATCTGACTCAACACCAATGCTTGCAGGTGGGTAAGGGTTTGCCCAATTTGAATTCACTGTAACAACTTTCGTAGGTGGCGCATTCTCATCTTTAAGGCGGTTATTATTCGAGACAGGGAACATGGTTCCACCAATCTGTTGCTTCGCTACCCATTCAATATCAATAGTAACTTTGTCTAAATCTTGGCTGTAAAACCAGATAGTAGACCCTACAGGAATTTCTTGTGGTACAGATGATATACATCCACGTCCAACAGTTACTGTTTCGTAGTTAACCCCAAATTCAATGATTTGCAAGTATTCCCCGTTACAATAAGCATACACATCTTGACCTTTAACGGTTTGTAACAGCAAACTTACCTCTACGTTTAGGTGGATTACTGTTTCATGGCGATGGGCTAAAACGCTTGTTTCAGCATAAGGGACAGTATCGTAGACTCCAATAGTTCTGTACAACTTAGAATTTTCAGGGTGTGTGTAATCTGATGGGGTATTATCTACTTCGATAATTCCTGTGCCTATGGTACTTCTAACTGCCAACTCAAATATCTTTTCATTCTCGGTTTTTGCTCCACAGAAAGCTGCAATAGCACCACCTGATGTATCAACGTAATCAAAGGAAGTTGTAGCACCTGCCTGTAATCTTAATCTGAGCAAATCAACATAGTTTAAGTTTACTAAGTCATACTCCACGGGTATGTGAGCAGTGTCTGTTTTTACTGCTGCCATTTCAGGCTCAGACATGGGAATGAAAGAGGCAATACCTACGTTGTACACATCTTCAACACACTTCAGCGTGATTCTTCCATCTTCAATTAAACCATATCCAATATCCACAATACGCAAGATCATGCTTTCGATGCCAAGGTCTAACCAGTGAAATTCAATCACCTCGCCAAGATGAGAGTCCATAAAATCTCTGTTTACAATTAACTCCACGGTTGCTAATGGCTGAGATAAAATAGCTAAATCCCTTGCAGCTAATTGGTTTGCGAGTTTATCAGACGTAATCCCTACGTAATTTCTAATCGTACCAATGATACCTCCCTGCATTTCTCTCATAGCTGTATTGTGCACAGTCATTGAACGCTGAGTACCCAAGATCGCATCTGTCCACTGTAACGTAACTTGGTTTGTAAGTTCCGATATTGCGGGTCTTGCAAAACTTCTCATCTCCAAGACGTTATATTCATTCGCCAGTTTCTTATTTCCAGTCCACTTACGGATAAGTTGAAGCGTGAATTTGCTTGTTAGCGGATGTACATATAAAACCGCATTGATCGTCTGAATGACTGTGCTTATGAAGTCCTCCACAGTAGCATTGTTTTCCCATACCGCAGACATCCCAAATTCTTCTGTAGCTAGTGTTTCCGCAGCAAATTCAAAAGAATCAAAATCAATGAATTCTAATGGGTATGACATTCCATATTCAGGGCTAACTAAGCACTCAAGTATGATCAAGGCTGGGTTTGCTTCTTCATGTGATGCTTTACGCCCGTCATTTGATGCTACAGATTGGGATGCAATTTCAGCTAACTTATCTGCTTGGCTGAACATTACCTCCGCAGAAGCGTAGTAAGAGCTACTGATAGCAGCACAGAAAGCCTGAGTCCATTCCAGTTTTACCCACACTTGTGATGAAGTCCCCGACTCGTTAAGCCCCGTAGTCAACTCGTAATACGCCCACGATACAACACTAGGTGGGACTACTGTTTTTACACCTGAGTCAGCTGTAATTTTGCGACCAGTCCAGATTACCTTTGCATTCCAGTAAAACTGATCAAGTGCATATGGTTTACCTGCTGGACCATTAGATGTGTAGTAAGCCGTTTTCTTCCATGGGAAAGTCACGAGCATATCGTTTATCTTGAAAGAAGGGTCTCCCACTCCCCCTTTCTTGGACACACTCCCCATATCCGCACCACCCATGAGTGCTATAGAGTTGACGTTATCCTTTGTATCATTATTGATTACCCCTATAGCTTTACCCGCTTTAGTTTTAGCAAGTCGAAACGGTACACGGCAGACTTTAAAGTTCCACGGCTTGGGTCGTGAGGAATTCGTCTGGTAATGCAAGTCATCCCACACACAATAAGCAATTCCTCGGTATGCGGATAATCTATCAGCGTAACCAACCTCGTTTACCAGTGCGTTCTGAGTAACAGGAACAACTGACGTTTGAGTCGTAGTTGTTGTCGTTGCTACGACTACTTTCTTCTCCTCTGTAGTCGATACAGGCGCACTTGTAACTGGATCCGTAACTACTTTTGTTTCTACAAGAATCTGTATATCTTCTGCAACTAATGTTGTTGCTACATCCACATTACTCGGAGTAGCCATAACAGTTGATCTTAAATGCTGTGCTAAGTCTTTTAAAGTGAAGGATGTAATCGGAACGTAAGCACTAGGTGAAGCTCCAAACGATGTAATAGCATTACGACTTTCTCCTGTACCTGCAACTAACTCAGCGAGACGTGTCATACGCGGTTGGGAATACCCACCATTTGCTAAGTACACGGTACTCCCATTAGCCGTACCCGACACACCCACGCCACCTTCTCGCTTAACCCCACCATAGATATTTGGATGCTCTACATTCACAGAAAGTAAATCATCCGTGTTATAACTCCCATCACTTCTTAAAGATGGTCGCAAACTAGTTTGTTCTATATCATTTTTACCATGAATAATGACGTTTTCATACGAGCGAATATCTTTTACATAATCTACGGGTCCTTTACAAATGGCTAACTGCATACTCAAAAAGTAATGATAACCAATGGTTATGGGACCGCCTGACTCTTTACCGCCCATTATGCAACTCCTTCTTTATATTTGATAATTTTGGATATAAAAGCATCACCTTTTAAATGTTCAACTTCTTGCACAGTATATCCTTCCCTTAATAACTTTTTGAAATCCAAGCCGAGAGTTTCAGCGTGGTACTTAATGCCCTTTACACAGAATCCTGCTGCTCTAACATCTTCGATTGTGACTATCATTGTACGTTAACACGGTTAGGTAACGCTCTTGGATTACCCCACCAAACTACATTCGGCGTAGTAATTACTCGAGTACCAAATACAATTGGTACAGCCTTCCCTTGTTCAGCTGTTGGTATGTAACTGATATTCTGTGCAGGTGGGACAGGTGGTTCTGGCGTTTTTGCTGTCATCATTTGGTAAATACTAATCCCCATAGATATAACGCCCAGTACGATACCAACTATTGCTACGACAACCCAAGACATAACGTATCTCCTTTATATTTCTGTTCAAATTCCTTAAAGGTATCTGAAACTAATTCTTCTTCAATCAAGTTTAAATCACTCTCATGTGTGTGATGTATATTCAAAAATAGACTATCCTCAAGTGCATGACACATACGCTTTGTCCCAGGTGCATCAATAGTCGTATTTGGTGCGGTTATCGTCACTGTTGTTAAACCGTCAGTTACATCTAATTTTCCCTTCAGCAATACTGAAATCTTTGGTGCGTTATGTATCTTCCCGACTAACCAAGTTCCCTTTGGTATGAACAGGCATCTCACGTACACGCCAGGAATCCTGTAGTGTTCTACAGGTAATTCACATGCTTCACCGCTTTCTTGCATTCGCTTTTCAATCTCTAACATCCACGGCATATCTCCTCGTGACTGTAAAATTTCAGCTAATCCATTCATACTTAACCCATAGGTACATGTGTACCTTCAAACGGATTTGATGGTGTTAACCAAGGGAATCCACCAAAATTAAGAATGTTTCCTAATTTGGAGCAAGTTACAGTCGTGTGATCACAGCCTGGGTATATTTTCAAATTACCCTCAACAAGCTGGGCTACAGGGATAGACCTGACTAAGTGAATTACTACTACACCAGATTCTTTCGTATGAGATGAGACCATATGGAGCGTTTTATCGGGGAGTTCTAACATCCCACCTGTAAACCAGCCAGTTCCAGATGATACGACTTCGCCTGTAGTTCCATCAAGAACAGGGTTTAACAAATTAGTTCCTGCTTGACGAGCCGTAGTTTCTGCTGGTTGGGCTACCACGCCAGCATCCCGTATCTCCAAGCTATTTCTATATGAATTCAGCGTGTAATCCATCACTAAGTTAGCCTTTGTGCTTCTCGCTAATTTACAAGATGACATGTCATATAAAGCATGGCAGCAACTTGTTTCATAGTATTGACGTAACCCAAGACGTTTTATAGACACATAAAGCGAATCACAGTCGATTGACGCTTCAAACCCAGTAAAAGAACAGGCACTAACTCTACCGTGATACTGAACAATAAAATCGTAGTCACCATTCTTATTAACAAATCCTCTGTATGACCTGACGAAAATAACAGTAGATGGCGTACCTGCTATGAACATCTTCGCTATATCATTATTCTTTGATACAGTGAGTGTTAACTGCCCTTTTGAAATATCCGTTGTTTGCCTGAGTTCTGATCGTCTAATCAGTTCAGGTGCATAGACATTCCCATTTATTTTTACAAGAAAATTACCCGATGTGTAACGATAGAATAATAATCCTTCTTCAAACCCTACCCCACCGTATGAAAACTCGTAAGCATCGATTGGCTCATTGACAGCTGATTTTTCATACTCAAGAAACAAGGCGTTACTAGCTAAAGTTGTAGATGTTGCAGGCGATACAGGTAAATTAGATACGGGAGGGACGTACACGCTAACATCAACAGAAAATGCTAAGGAGACAGGAATATCTATAGGTAATTCACCTATATAAAATGCATCAGAAGTTAAGAAATCTAAAGTTACATTCCCAGTTATAAGCCCCACGGGTCTGCCTGGACCAGGATACACTCTCAGTGTTGCTGTACTCGGAGTATCTGCGATGATTAGTTCTGCTGTCCAGCCTGGAATACCAACACTACCTTCGGACATGTTGTTGTAAAATACATCCCCGACTAAAATTACATCAGAATCAAGACTGAATTGCCCTGCTGCGGATGTATTTTCTTTAAACGGGCTAAAGGTTATTGTACTCATGCTATTGCTGTATGTTTGTGAACGTGACGGAAGCCTGATACAAGTCAGGTGTAATCCAACTAATTTCTATTATATCAGAGTTAAACCTGCTTAACGTCAAGAAACTTATACTAATTACATCATCTTCAGTCCAATCAAACGGGAAAGGATCAGCACTTCCATTCGTTGCGAACACAGGTACAGTTTCTATGCCGTTATGTTCAACTGGCTGACCAAATTTACATACAACAGGTTCTCTATTTTTAAATTTTACATAGAGAAATTTGGTGAGGTTAGCCAACGTGTATGCATCAGCAAGCCCTGCAGCTACAACTTGAAAGCTTTGTGTGACATGCGAATACTTAAACCCCTTTATTAGATTCATATCAGCTGTAAAACTCGGTAAGTAAAAGGCTTTAAGCTTTCCCTTCATTTGGTAAAACATATCCCTAACCCCAAACGCACCTTTCCTGCCCACAAATGTAAACGTCCTTAGCGTATCAGAGTACATATGTAAGTCATACGCAACTGTTACACCCGTGCCGTAATCCAAAAGCGTAGTAGGTCTAATCAAATCCATACTTGCTGGAGTCACCCAATTTAACTCTTCATTGAATATAGGGTAGTCTCCGATCTTAGGCAATACTTTGGCTATGTTTCGAGTATCCCCACCGTTTGGTTTAATATCCGCAGAGACCTTACCTGTAGCAGCTGCTGCTGAAATCATCGATAAGGATATTTTATCCCTTATACTTCCCTTGGATATTGGCACAATCCAGGGTGTGGTATTCAAATCCATTTCTACTTGATTCTTAAACCAAAGAATACCACCTGTTAACTCAAGTTCAACTTCTTCAGTATGCGCGTAGGACGCGAATAATATGTACTTACCAGGGACTAATTCACCGTCTGTTAAGAGATTTCCTGAGTCAACTAATGCGTGGGTTAATACCTTCATTAAATGCCATTGAGGAATCCCAATAGTTCTACCTTGTATGTAATTGACCTGATTCACAAAATGCTGGTACAGCTCAAAATACACGAGAATGTCGTACTCAAGTTGTATCTTTGGGTAGTACACTAAACCATGACGAGTCTCACGACCATACCGTGATTGTAAAATGTCAGTGTGAAAACTTACCCTCTCTATAACTGGTGTTGTCCAGTTCGCCATAGGGTGTAACAATTCAGTAGTCGGCGAGTAATAAAGATAATGTAGCGCTCGGAGTTTTAGGGCTTTCAGTGTAGGCGAATCAAGGTAATCTGCTGTCATCGCCTCAGTTAAGTAATGCCGACAAATCATCGCAGGCAAATTAACAATTGTGAATCCACTTCGATTCGCCCAAAAACTTATCTCGACTTGTGCGGGGGTATAACTTGTACCAAAAATTTCGCCATACCCCAATAAAATCTGACTATTAGTAAGCATTATTTAACCACCTGTTTCATCATTGTACTATTACGTTTCATAAAGTTTACTAACACTTTTTCACCTTCTGAAGAATTTATAAAATCACCAACTCTTCGTTGGTCATCAACCATGACTACTCGAATGTTAGTATCACCTGCTGGAGCTTGTTGTGCTGGAGCTGGTGCAGCATAGCCTAATCTGGATGGGCTTAATGTACCAACCGCACCACCCGTAGCGCGATGTACAGGCGCACGTGAAATAGCGTTCCAGTTATCCAAAACATCTTTACCAATATGCCGAACCGCGTCAGCTTTAATAACATATTCACCATTGGATAACATAGCAGGAATAGAGTCTGACGTACCTGAGCCAGGACCAGTAATATAACCACCCGTGGCAGCGTTATACTGAACAGGTCCATCGAAAGTTGATGTCTCCATATTTATATCGCCAGCAATCGAGCCTAACCCACTAAAGGCTTTACCAGCTCCTGCTGCAAGACCTAATACAGAACTAGCAATTCCTGTCCACTTCTTTATCTGATCAAGCGTTGACTCTTTTTTGCTTACGCCTAATGCTGAGAATAACGTAGCTCCTAACCCAGTGACAAACCCATCAAGTTTGTCTCCCATTACGTCAGTGAAGTCTGTGAATATCGTCTTTGTCTCATCCCAAGTTTTCGACATACCATCGAAAATACCTGTCTCAGCAGCCGTTCCGAGTGCATCTACAGCCGCACCACCACCACCCGCCATCGAGGTACCGTCTGTAAATTCACCAACAATCGAGGAAGTTTGGTCAGCCAATGGCGAAATCGTAACTCCCGATGCTGATGTGCTGTCAAATCTAGGTGCAGTTCCTTGATCTTGAATCAGTCCTTCTGACGGAGGTGGTGTTGTTCCACCAGATGTGTCAGTAAAGAAAGACTTTACTTTATTAAACGCAGTCCCAATTAAACCTGTGGGAGACGTTGAAGCACCAGTCCCGCCCATTTTTTCTGGGAAGTTTGTGACTTCAGCATAAATAGGTTTTGTCGGAGCAGACCCTAAAGCATCAGAGAATAATCCTGTCACTTCCGCTTTGATTACATCTTTAACCGCACCCTCAATTAAGTCTTTTCCCGCTAACTGGAGTTTACCCGCAAAGCTTTCATTAAATGCAACCTTGTCGGCTGCCTTCTGCGCTTCGTTTATTTGGAACTGAGCTAGTTGCTCCGCTTGTACCTGAGCGTCCGTGGCGGCTTTTATTTGCGCTTCCTGAGCGACAGGGTCAACTTCGTTCATCCGTACTGATGCAATCTTTTGTGCTAGGTCAATACGATTTGTTTGTAAAAGGGCTAAGTCACCTTTCTTATCCATTACGTTTAGTAACGCATCAGTGGCTTCTTTCGTAGCAATCTTGAAGCCCAGCAACCCTTCAGCAGCCTTTATCGTAGAATCAGCAAGATCACCCGATACAGCATCAGCAAACTGCACAGCACGCGAAGTCAGATTCTTATCTAAATTCTTCAATGAGCCATTCAGGTTATCAATCTCAGCACCAATGTTACTCGCTGAAATTTGACCTAATTGATTTGCAAGGGTTGGCGCGAGATCCTCAGCCACAACACCCAGCTTGGCAATTTCTGCTCTCGCAATATCAGCTTCTTTTCCTAACTGCTCAATGTCTAATTTCGCTTTTTCACTAATGTTTATATCCGTGGATTGGGCAGCAGGTTGTAATGTTGAAATTCTTTCAAGGTAATCAGCTAACTTCGCCTGCTGTGCACCCATGTCACGTGTGTTTTGAGCCTTCTGGTCTGAAAGGTACTGCGTATGTCCTAATGCGTCCTGACGACCTTTTCTTGAAGCTCCTTCAATAGGCTTATCAACTACTTTAGATAATTTTGCTGCTTCCAAAGTATTGAATGACCCAACATCATGCAAGGCTTCTTTCGCTTTCTTCGCTTCATCTGCAGCATCAATCAAATCCTGAGCCTGATTTGTTTTGTCAGGGTTTGCCTTGATTTCTTCTATTTTCTTGAGTCTACGATCTTCAACTAACTTAGTTTTCTGTGCCTCAAGTTCATTGAACAGTGTTAAGTTTCCTGAGTCCTCTGCAACCTTTGAATTCGTATCATTCAACTCAATCGTTTTATCCAGAACCTTCAGCTCAGTTTGGATATTTTTAAGAACTGATTCAATCGAGCGTTCTTTGATACGTTTAGCTAAATCTGTATTTTCTTTAGCAATCTTAGCAGTGATGTCATCACGTTCAGCTGTATCTTTCCCTAATTCCTTTTCAACATCGTTCCAGCTATAAGCAAGACTTTTCTGTAACTTATCATTAAGGTTGGCTACGATATGGGCAGTTCTTTCTTTATCCTTAGAGTCTAAAGCAGGGTCATGTTTATTAGCTGCTGCCAAGTTGTCCATTTCAACGCCAAGGTCTACAGCAGCCTTTTCGTGACTTCTATAAGTAGGGTCTGACTCATTAAACGGAACTCTAGCAGCTTCTATTTCACGTTTTTTCTTCGTCAGAGCAAATTCTGCATCGGACTTATCCTGCTGCCTTTTTAATTCTGCGACCTTTGCATCTGTCCCTAAACCATCACGTTCTTCGTTTGCATTGGTTCTGAATTTTTGGGTATGCTCCAGCTTCATAGCTGCCATACCATCTACGCCAGCTTTCTTCTCTGCATCAAAAGCGTCTAGTATCGGTTGTGCTTGTTTACCCGAAGAACCACCATGTTCCGCAATGTAATTGGCTTTTTTAATTTCAGCATCAGTAGACTGATTTCTAAACGCGACATACTTAGGATCGTTCTCATTAAACGGCGTTCTCCCATCAGTTCTAGTTAACTTAGACTGACTTTCAGCTTGGCTTATATCCGCATCTTGCTTTGCTTGTTGCGCTTTAGCAACAGCTGCTGCCCTTGCCTTATGTCCTACTTTGGTTTTTGGGAAATCTTGAGTGTTCTCTGCCCAGTCAATAGCACCGTTTAAGTCAACTAACTGTTTTTCATACAACTTTGCACTGAACTCAGCTCTTGCTGCATCATTATCGTCATTCTTTTTATCCTTCTTAAAGTCAAGCTGCATCTGCGTCATTTCGAGTCTTCTTGCCTCGATTTCTACTGCGTTAGCTTCTGCGTACCCCTGCTTTTTCCTCGCGTCTTCTGCTGCTTTTGTATTTTTAAGTATCGTTGAAGAATGTGACACATTTGGGGAAACTTTTAGATCCACCGTCTTTTCAGCATCAGGTAAATCTAATTTTCCCTGAGTTTGATTTTGACGAATCAAATCAGCCTTCATCGCATTGTATTCTTTTAATGCAGAATTGAACGGCTCAGGTAG